CTTCTGAAAGTTGCGCCAATTTTGTCTTCCTGTTTCGCCCACCACACCGCGCGCTCTGGCTTGTTGCTGATCAGGCTAAAGATCTGCGCCGGACCTTTGAGGAAACAAAGATCGCAGTTGCCTAGATCCGTGACGCCGCCATGCTCTTGTAGCTGCAGATCGAATGGATTTGCTTGCCAAAAAGCGCGGACATCTGTCTTCTTGACTCCGGCATCTACCAAAGGCAGTAGTAGGCCGCGGAGACGCAACTTTGCAATACGAAGTGACTCATCTGCGCGAACGCCAACCATCGTATCCTCGGATTCAAGGCCCGTTGCCTTCGTGATGACTCTCCCCTTAAGCTCCTCTGAGCAGAACCTAGCCACAGGATTCGGAAGGTATTTTTTCTTCGTTGTCAGTGCATCGAACGGCTCCCCGTTCCTGCTGGCCGTCTTGTAGTCCACCACTGCAAACCCGGTCTCGTCGTTGCGGTACTCAACCCAAGTGATCGGCACGTCCCAGTTCTGCCCGCAGTCACGCACGAACCGTAGCGTTGCCTCGTCCTCCTTGCCGGTGTTCGCAAAGCACACCACAGCATCAGACGGCAGGCCGCCGTTGCTCTGCAGCACGCGCCAGAGCATGTACGCCGATGTTCGGCCGCCGCTGAAGCTGATGCAGGTCGGGCTGTCAATCTTGAACGGATCCATGCCTCACCTTTCTGTACGGGAGGCTCGGGCCCAGGCTTTCCAGCCAGCACAGCTGGCACCACACCCCCTCGTGGCCTGGGATGGTGCTCTTGATCACGTACTCCGTCTTCCCGTGCTTGGGGCACGTGGCCTCGGTGCGCATCTGCACGCTCACCGTCTTCTCGCCGGGCCCATACTCTTCATGACTCATGTTCGCTCCTTAGGATGCGTTGCTCGGCCCAGCGGCGCCAGGACTTGAGCTCATTGTTCTCCTTGCGCAGGCGCTCCACCTCTCCACGCTGGTGGTTGATGATGCTCTGCGCCCTCTCAATCCACTCTGCCACCTCTCGGGGCATGTTGTAGCTGGGCTCTGAAAGCCTCGGTGGGGCTTCAAGGGTCTTAGGTGCTACCTTGGCCTTCGCAGCGGGCTTTGCGGCCTCCTGGGCCTTTGTGGTGCGTTTTGTGGGCACTGTGGATCTCCTAGAAAGGTGCCAGCGGCGTGTTGGGGGGAGGCGTCTTGCGCGGCCTCACCCAACCAGGGATCGGAGGGGCCACCGGGTAGTCCAGTGGCACCTTCGGGAAGGGCCAGTTGGGGGTCATGCGAACGTGCCCTCGCGCATCACGTTGCAGCTCTGGCCGAACCAGTCGCCGTGCTTGACGGAGACAACACTGCCTTGCGGCACGTGCAGAGGTGCGTCCAAGGCACCGTCTGACATGTAGTGCCACATCAGGAGATCCCCCCGGTACTGGTCCAAGGACTGGTAGTTGCCAGTGGTCTGGCCGATGTAGAAATCAGTCATCGTAGCCTCCGTAGGACATGGCACGGTCGAGCTCGCAGGAGTCCTTCAGGTCGCGATAGAACTCATCGATCTCAGCGTAGATGCGCGACTCGTCGCGAGGCGTCATCTTCTTCGTGAGCCACTCAGCGTGGTACCCCTTGCGGTCCAGGATGCTGAACGACACCGTGCCGTGGTAGTCGATGTCGCTCGCAGCGTGGTAGCTGTACGAGCCGACGATGTACTCATCAATGCACACGATGCAGGGGATCCCTGCCACTGTGCTGGTGAACTGATCTGCCATCTGTCTCTCCTAAACCTGCCACCGCGGTGGTGCCTCTACTGTAATGGAAAGTTAAAGGGTGAGTCAAGACCCTTTGAATCAGTCAGGCTTCATGGCATTTTGGATACGCCGACCGATCCACCGCACCACCGGCACTGCCCAAGAGTTGCCGAGGGCCTTGTAGCGCGGGCCGTCGGGGCACTCGCTGGCGGGTTTCTTGCGCCACGGGATGGCGGTGTAGTTGTCAGGGAACCCCTGCAGCCGCTCGCACTCCACGGGCGTGAGGCGGCGGACTTGCATCGTGGTGGCAACGCCCTGAGTGCGCCCACCGCGCAGGCTGTAGGCGCATTCCTCGCTGATGTTGCTGCCGACAGGGCCGCCCGATGCGTGGCTGCGGTTTGTCTGGTCGCCATCGGCTGCGCCTGCGTGGCTTCCGATGGCCCACGCCACCGCCACCGTAGCCGCGCCGCCCTTTGACCCGCAGCCCATCGCGTGCGTGCTGCCATCGCTGCTGCTGATCGGGTCTTGTGTGGGGTGGAAAGCAAACAAACTGCCATTGTCCGCGCTTGCGTTGCCATTCCACTTCGTGCCGTAGGCCGCGGTCAGGCAGTCAGCGGTTTCGCGGAAGGCCACCGGCTGCATTACCGCCGTCGTCGTGCTGTTCTCCACGCCGCTCGGGATGCGAGCGCGCAGGCTGCTGGATAGGTCGGTGAGGCTCGCCACGCTGGCCGTGCCATCTGTGCCGTGGAGGGTGATGCCGACAGGCCCATCGAAGCCGCCCCCGATGGTAGGAATCAGCGTCTCCGATTCCGCATCCAGCCGCCGCTGCCCCCCCCGCGTTGAGGCACATGGAAATCAGTCGCTGTCCTTCGCTGTTTGTGCCACCGCGGTCAGCGCGATCCGTAAGGGCGTTGGCAACTCTTTGCCCCGCTTCTCTGCTCGGCGCAGTATCCCGGCGCACGCCGTCCCACTCAAAAAGAACCGCTGCGGGATCGAAGTCTGTTCGAGCACTTGCGACAACGAACACACGGCGGCGTCGTTGGGCCACTCCGAAATATTGGGCGTCGAGGACTCGCCACGCCACTGCTCTCTGGGGTCCAAGCACGCAACCAGCGTTCGTCCACTTGCCCCCTGGTGGGACGAGCGGATCATCCTCGCCGGCAAGCCCGGCAAGAAAGCAACCGAAAGCGTTGTCCTTGGTTGAGAGGACTCCGGGGACGTTCTCCCAGAAGATGATGGCAGGGTCGGCGCGGGATTCATCAATTGCATTGGCGAGCTCACAGAAGACAAGGGACAGATTGCCGCGAGCATCGTCAAGAGACTTGCGCAGACCGGCGACGGAGAAGGCTTGGCACGGAGTGCCGCCGCACAGAATGTCAGGGGCGTCGATCAGACCGGCGCGAATCTGATCAGCGAGTTGCGTCATGTCGCCGTGGTTCGGCACAGCTGGGTAGTGATGCGCCAGCACGGCGCTCGGAAACGGCTCGATCTCGGCAAAGCCCATCGCTTCCCAACCAAGCGGGCCCCACGCCACCGACGCGGCTTCAATGCCAGAACACACAGACAGGAACTTCATGTACACCTCTTCGGTGAGGGCCCGGCAGGCGCTCACCGAAAAGGGCCCCGGGTGGGGCACCTCAACGGACGGTCAGTCCGTACCGCCGGCGTTCACCAGCTCGTCCTGTTGTTGCGCCTGTTGCGCAGCGCTGACCTGCGGCTCTACCTGCCGGCGGATCAGGTCGATGTGCGGCTGGGCCTGCTCGTAGGGGAACTTGCTCAGCGCCACGAGGCAGGCGTTGACCGTGTCCAGGGGGATGTTCAGGCTGACGTTCATTCGATCCTCCACACCCGCACGCCGCCGTCTGCCTTGCGCACGGTGAACCGGCGACCCAGCTGCTTGCCGGCGCTCGTAGCTCCGCGGCTCAGGTTCGCTGCGCGAGCCTTCAGGTCAGCGGCTGCAGCCTCAATGAAGAAGCTGTCGCCCACAACCATCTCGGCCCAGGGGTACTTGCTGTGCCGCATGCGCAGCGGGGGCACGGGGATGCCTTTGTCGATGGTGATCATGCGAGGAACTCCTCTTGCACTGCGGTGAAGTCGTCTTCGGCGCGGCTGCGGCCCGACAAGGGCTCGCCGTCGGCCACCTTCTGGACGTTGCCAAGGCCCGCAGCGACGCCGCGGTTGCCGTTCTGGTTGTAGGCGTAGAAGTTAATGGACACGCGGCCGTAGCAGCCGCTGTACACCTCGTCGGCGCTCAGGATCGGCTGCACGCTGGCATCGACCACCTGGGGACGCTGCTTGCTGGTGGCGTTGACAAACCAGTGGCCCTTGTACTCAGGCGTGTCGCGCTCGGTGTCACCGTCGCGCAGCGGCACCTTCAGGCCCGGGGGCACCTTACCGCCCCAGGTAGGCTTCCCAGCCTCCTTGGCGGCCTCGATCGCCGCCTTGATCTTGTTGACCGTGGCGGTATCAGTTTTTGGCACCAAGACACACACGCTGTACTTGGGCTCTTGACCCTCGTTCTGCGCGCGTGGCTGGAACAGGTTGACGTAGGACAAACGGGCCTTGCCCGTGACGATCTTCGTTGCGCTCATCTGGAGCTCCTTTTTCACGAGAAGTCCGCCGCAGCTGATGCGACGGAGTTGAGAGCCGGCCTCTTGTCAGAGTCCGGCACGAGCGTCGGCTTGCCCGAAGGCTTGACGACGAGATCACCGATCAGCTCGGCGAATTGCTTTTTGCCCAGGCTTTTCTCCATCGCAGTGATGCCCAGGAGGCTGCGCTCGTAGATCACTTCCGCGGGGATCCCGGCGGCGATCAGCTTCGCGGCCACCTGGTCTTGGTCCGCGTACTTGCGGTTGGCCCTGCCCTCGACCAGCTTCCAGCCGGGCACGGTGTGGCCGGACTCGGCCTGCGACAGGGCGTAGGTCTTGACGTCCTGGAGCCAGGCGATGGCCTCGTCGGCGCGCGGTAGGATCGCGGCTATCTGGTCAACGGTGAGCAGTTCTGGAGGGGTGAACTCGCGCTTGGCCAGGGCCAGGTTGTGCTGCGCCCGAGCCGCGCAGGTGTAGCGCGCCTTGCAGAACCCTGACGTGCAGTGCTCGCCGGCCACGAACTCGCCAGCCCCGTCCCACGCCAGCGTGGCGCGCGGGCGCACGTAGTCGACGGCCCACCGGGTCAGCTCGTCGACGGTCAGCTCCTCGCTGCTGTAGTTCTGCAGCCGCGGCTGCAAGACGGTGGTCTTCACAGACCGCGCGTCGAACAGGTGACCCAGCTGGTGCAACGCACCGAGTGCGTACAGGCGCATCTGGCTGTTGTCGATCGCGCTGACCGGCACACCCTTGCCGCCCTTCAAATCCAAAATATGAATGCACTGGTCGCCAACGACCACGAGGTCGCCGGTGCCGAACCCCTCGGGCACCCACGGGCTGAAGTCCAGGCGCTGCTCCAGCAGCACGATGCAGTCCGGCGTGTCCTTGCGCGCTTGCTCGATCACACCTTCAGCGAACGCCACCGCCTCGCGCACCGCCTCGTCCAGCTCGGCTGTCCAGAACCCGTCGGCCTGCAGTTGCCCGAGGCGGTCCTCGAACTCCTCCAGCGTGATGCGCTGCAGGCTGTTGAGCAGCAGCAACTCGAAGAGCTCGTGCATGAACGTGCCCTCAGCCGCGAAGGTTGAGCGCTCATCGGGGAACTGCTCCTCCAGTGTGGCGCTCGGGGTGCACTGCAACCACTTCTTCGAGCCGCTGGCGCTGAGCTTGGCGTGCAGCTTGACGACGGCGGTGCTGCTCATACCGGCGCGCCTTCGATGTCTTGCTTGGGAACCTCGCGCATGAACCACTGCGCAGCGGCTTCGCTGATCTGCTGCGCGTGGGCGGCGATGTACGAGGCCACGATCAGGGCCGCCGTCGGCGCGGGCAGATCGGCGCCTGGCTCATGGCCGTCGATGCGGCCCTCCATGTTCAACGTGCCTTCAGGCCCGTCGGTGATGGTCACGATGCAGGTAGTCACAGGGCGCTCGCCTTCTCCAGCAGCTGCTGGTACTGGGCCGGAGGGATGTCGCTCAGCTTGGCGGCGCCGAGCTCGGCCATCAGGGCCTTGACTTCGGCGGCCTTGCCGGCGCGGCTGATCTCGGCGAGCTTGGCGCGCACGTCCTCAAGGCTGAGGGCGGGGGCGGCCGGCGCAGCTGGGGCAAGGATGGGCTCCGCAGGGGTCGGGGCCGGCTCGGGCTCGGGCTCGGGTGCCGGGGCAGGCTCGGGTGCAGGCTCGACGGGTGCCGGAGCGGCGGCGGTCTCCTCGTCCTTCACCTTCGGCGGGCGGCCGCGCTTCTTGGCCGGCTCCTCCGGGGTGACGGTGATGGTGCCGGTCTGGGCCAGCGCGCTGATGGCCTCGGGGTTGAAGGCCATCGCCTCCTGGCTGCGGCGCAGGTCGGCCAGGCGCGCTACGGCGTCGGCCACCACCTGCAGTTCGGCGGCGTCAGCCACCGTCAGGGTGATCTCGATCATGTGTGGGTCTTTCAGATGGGTCGGTGAGGATGAGGAACCGGGTGAGCAGCTCCTGCATCAGCGGATTGGGTTGGGTGAAGAGCTCATCGGCCACGAGCCGGATGAGCTCCTCGTCGGTCAGCGCCCAGTGGGTCACCACCGGGCCTCGGGCGCGGTCTCGATGGACTCGCTGAGCACCCGCTTGGCCTCCTTGCGCCGTGCTTCGACGACGCGAGGATCGAGCATGCCGAACGGCCAGTTGGGGTCGACCTTGTAGAACAGCCGACGGATGTCGGTGCCCGCGGCCGGGATGTAGACGAAACCGGGATCGTCGAAGCGCACCGAGGGCTCGGTGCGGCGTGCTACTTGCACTTCCATGTATGCCACCTCTCTTTTTGTGCAGCGCTACTTGCTGCTGGTGGCGAGTTTAGCTTGCGTCTGCGAACAAACGCAAGCGCTACTTACATGCGGGAAAACCCGGAGGGGATCAGGTGCGCAGGATCTCGACGACCTTGGCCAGGGCGTCGGTGGGTGAGGCCACCGCGTGCAGGTTGGCCGCAGCGGACCCGACCAGGATCAGGTGGGCCTTGCTGGGGTCGGCGTGCTGCGCCAGGCGCTGCAGCTTGTGCACGAGGTGCTCGGGGGTGGCGGCGAAGACGAACAGGTGCCCGTGCTGCTCCAGGTCGGGCAGGACGTCGGGCGGGGGAGCGGCTGGGGGCGGCGCCGCGGAAGGGGCAGAGAGCGCGCGGCCGGGGTCCCCGAACTCGCTGGTCAGGCGCCAGATGGCGTTGAGGTCGCTGGCGTCGTTGAGCAGCCACTCCAGCGGGGCCCGGGTGACCGAGGCGATCTTCACGACGTGCTCGGTGGTGGGCTTGGTCCGGTGCTCCGGCTCGGCCGCCTCCCACAGCGCAACGGCGCCTCGCGACACGCCGACCTTGTCGGCGAGGTCCTGTTGTGTCATGTCGGCGACGCGGCGCGCCTGCCGGAGTCGTTGCCACAGCTCAGTGATCGGTGCCATGACAGGATAGTGCAAGTGTGGGTAGCTAATTGCAAGAGCATGCATGTCAGAAATGAGACAAGTGTGGGAGCTGACGGGAGTCTGACGTTCGGTTGCAGCGTTGTCCAGGACAAAGATCACCACCGGGTCGAAGGGTCTTGACCGCGATGAAAGCGCCGCTATCATCTGGCCCCCATGGACTTGCAAAACATCATCCGCCGGTTAGGCGGACCAGCGGCGGTAGGCCGCGTGCTTGGCGTGCGCTCGCAGGCTGTCAGCCTGTGGGTGGCCAAGAACAGAGTACCCATTGACCGTGTGCCGGCGCTGGTGGCGCTGGGCCGGGCGTTGGGCGTGGACCTGAAGCCGGAGGACCTGCGGCCGGACGTGCAGTGGGCTGCTCTGCGGTGCGAGGTGTGCGCATGACCCGCGACGACATCATCCGCATGCGCGAACAGGCCGACGATTGGGCCGAGGAGCATCTGCAATGCATGGGCGAGTTTCACCCCGACTTCCTCACGGTCAGTGATGAACGCTTCGCCGCCCTTGTCGCCGCCAACGAGCGCGAGGCGTGTGCGAAGGTGTGTGAGCAGATTGACACCGCAGCGTTTGGCAGTGAAAGACCCAAGCCCAATGACTGCGCCGACGCCATCCGCGCAAGGGGGCAAGCATGAGCGCGCTGCGTGAAGCTGCTCAGCAGGAGCCGGTGGCGTGGCAGTACAAGAAGGAGGGTGGCGGCATCTTTGTGTCAGACCAATGTCCCGCTGACGTTGAAGTGTGGAATGACATTGAGTGGAGCAAGCCCATCTTCACTCACCCACCCCGCCGCGAGTGGCGCTCGTTGAGCGAGGAGGAGATTTACCCGCTGTACAACGAGCCGAGAAGCGATGCCGAGATGGTTGAGTTTGCCCGCGCCATCGAGGCCGCTTTAAGGAGCAAGAACCATGAGTGAACAATCTACCGCCCTGCGGCTGGCTGAACACCTTGACACGCCGCGCATCGGGCAGCACAAAGCCGCCGCCGAACTGCGCCGCCTGCATACTGTGAATCAGGAACTGTTGGATGCTTTGAAAGGCCTAAGCACTGCGCCAGATCTAAGCGCATACGGGATGGCTTTGCATAACGCCCGCGCCGCCATCGCCAAAGCGGAGGGGCAAGCATGACCGAAGCCGTACACGTCGTGCCGCTCAATGACCTGCGTGAGCACATTGCCAGCGTGGACTGTTGGTGCAAACCAATCGAAGACGATGATTTTCCCGATGTCTGGGTGCATCACTCAATGGACGGGCGTGAGTCTTACGAAACAGGAGAAAGGTTGGCGTCATGACGGAGAAACCAGAGTACGACGCAGCCGTGGAAGCTCTGCGCAAAGCCATGTGTGCCCTGCCGCGCTACTCGTTCCTACTGAATGGTGGCGGCGTATGCCGGGTTGAGGACAGTTCAGGTCGCTGGATCGAGTGGGACGAAGCACACAAGCTGTTTGATTCCGAGGTGGTGGACTGGTTGTTGGCAAAAGAGCAATCCCGCGCCGCCATCGCCAAATCGGCGGGGCAAGCATGAGCGCGCTGCGTGAAGCTGCTCAGCAGGCGCTGGACGCGCTCGATGATGGACTGCCGTTCGCACACCTGGACAACGTCGTGGCGCCGGCGCTGAGGGCGGCGCTGGAGCGCCAGCTCACGATCGAGGAGATCGAAGACGTGTGGGTGCGGTGCGGCTACACGGGACGCGCTCCGCTTGGTTTCGCACGGGCGCTGGCCCGGATGCTATGACCGAGCTGCGCCTGGAGCTCAGCCGGGAGGCGCTGGAGGCCATTGTGCGCGGGGAGGAGTTGGTGCTGGACATCGCGGATGAGAATTTGCGCGTGTTCCTGGCCTGCGATCAGGTGACCTTGGAGCACTTCGCATCCGCCGTGCAGCGGGCCATGCTGCACCTGCTGCCGGTGGGCGACAGCAAACATTGATCACCGTGCCGGCCGGTCTGCCGGTGACTTGACCTGAAAGAGGAGAGGCTGTGAGTTTGCAACGGCAAGAGTATTTCGAGGACCTGATCAACGACGCGATGGTCGTGCTGGAGCGGCGCTGGCCCGAGCACGACGTGGCCGATCAGCCGGAGGTGGTGGCGGCGCTGATCGTCTCAGACGCGCTCAACGGCATGCGCAAGAGCATGCTGGACCTGAGCGAGGCTGTGCGCTCCGTCGGGCGGACCCGGCTGGGGTGACGGTGAGCAGGTTCGGCGTGCTGGGCCCGAAGTTGCACCGGGCCGGCTGGGACGTCATACCGATCCCCGACGGAGAGAAGAGGCCGGCGTTCAAGCGCTGGCAGCACGGCTTGAGTGCTGAGCAGGTGGACCACTACGCTGCGAACGGCTACGCCCGCGGCTCGGTGGGGCTGCTGGCGCGCGGGTTCCCCGCGGTGGACGTCGACGTGCTCGACGCCGAGTGCGCCCTGGCGGTGCAGGCGCTGGCGCTTGAGGTGCTGGGCGACGCGCCCGTGCGCGTGGGCAAGCCGCCGAAGCGGCTGCTGATGTACCGCTGCGACACGGCGTTCGCCAAGGTGAAGGTGAACCTGGCCGGCCCCGGCGAGGCCACTGGCATCGTCGAGGTGCTCAGCGATGGCCAGCAGTACCTGATCTACGGGCGCCACCCGGAGGGCCACGAGTACGAGTGGGTGCGCGGCGCCGGGCCCGGCGACGACTGCGACGTGTGGCAGCTTACGGCGATCGACCAAGCCGCGGTGAGCCGCCTCGTGCAGCGCCTGAGCGAGCCTGGCGCGCTGCCGCAGGGCTGGAGCGTGGTGGGCGGCCGGCAGGGCGGTGGAGCGGGCGGAGCGGGTGGCGGGGCTGCGGCAGAGAGCGGGGAGGGCGGTGACGCCTTCGCCCTGCTGAAGGCGCCGCTTGAGGGCTGGCCGCTGGAGCGGGTGGTGACGCAGGTCCTGCCCCACCTCGACCCGAACATGCTCAACGACCAGTGGGCTGTGGTGGGGATGGCGCTGCACCACCAGGGTCAGGGCAGTGAGGAGTGGCTGCAGGCATGGGATGAGTGGTCCCAGCCCGGCCACACCTGGGCGGAGGGCGAGTGCGCCTACCGCTGGGGCTCGTTCAAGGACGCGCTTGGCCGAGGCGCCGGCGGGGTCACGCTGGCCACCTTGCTGAAGTGGAGCAAGGAGGCCCGGGAGAAGGCCGAGCGCGAGGGCCGCCACGCGCTGCTGCAGGAGCTGCAGGCGCTGGTGGCCGGCGTGCAGGACGCGCAGGACCTGCCGGAGAAGATCGCCCCACGCATCGCCCAGCAGTCAGCGCTGAACGAACTGGAGCGCGAGCAGCTCGCGGTGGCGATCCGCCAGCGCACGCAGGAGCTCACCGGGGTGCGCCTGCAGATCAGCGCCGTGCGCAGCTGGCTGCGGCCCAAGACCAGCTCGGCGTTCGCCCATGTCAACGACGAGGGCCACCCCCTGTGCACGTTGGAGAACATGCGCCAACTGCTGAGCCAGCTGCACTGGCGCGTGCGCTACAACGTGATCAAGAAGGCGATCGAGATCCTGATCCCCGGCCAGGGGTTCTCGCGCGACAACCGCGACAACGCCGCGATTGCCTGCGTGCTGTCTGAGTGCGAGAAGGCACGCATGCCGACGAAGCATGTGGCGCAGTACCTGATCAAGATCGCCGACGAGAACCAGTTCAACCCCGTGGCGGTTTGGGTCGAGTCCAAGCCGTGGGACGGGGTGTCGCGCCTGGAGGACTTCTACGCCACCGTGCGGTCAACTGAGGCCAGTGAGCGGCTGAAGAAGCGACTGCTGCGCAAGTGGCTGATCCAGTGCGTGGCCGCGGCGTTCAGCCCCGACGGCATCGCCACCCAGGGCATCCTGACCTTCGTCGGGCCGCAGAACATCGGCAAGACCACTTGGTTCCAGCGGCTGGCGCCGCCGGAGCTCGATGTGGTGCTGACCGGGCACACGCTGGACACCAAGAGCAAGGACAGCACGTTCATCGCGTTGACGTTTTGGCTGGTGGAGCTGGGCGAGGTGGACGCGACCATGCGAAAGAGCGACATCTCGGCGTTAAAGAGTTTCATCACGCAACCTCACGACAAGATCCGGCGTCCATACGCAGCGACGGAAAGTAGCTTTGGACGCAGGACGGCGTTTGGCGCAACCGTGAACGACGAACAGTATTTGCACGACCCAACCGGCAACCGCAGGTTCTGGACGATTGAGGTGGAGAGCTTCGACCTGGACCGCACGATTGACATGCAGCAGCTGTGGGCTGAAGTGCTGGGCCTGTACCAGGCCGGGGAGCGGTGGTTCCTGGACCACGCGGAGGTGACGGAGCTGAACGCGCACAACGACGACTTCACGGTCCAGGACCCGATCGAGGAGCGCATTGCGGGCGCCTTCGACTGGTCCACAGACGGCCCCTGGCGGTGGGTGACGGCCACAGAAGTGCTGATGATGTTGGGTGTTTCGGACCCATCGCGCTATCAGGCGATCAGCGCAGGCCGGGCGATCAAGCGGCTCAACAAAAATCAGCGAAAAAAGAGCAATGGCCGCGTGATTTTTGCGATCCCAGCCGCGGAGGCGTTTTTAGGGTAAGAGGGCAAAGGTGAGGGGTCTATTGCCCTGACCCTTTACCCTGACCTAAGTCCTTGATCTTCAACAAAAAAACACTAAAGGGTAATAGAGGGTAATAGATCTCTAATACAACATTGGGGTAAGTATATAGTAAGTAGTGCTTACTATATATGTTCCCTAGAGATATAGTCTTCTAAGTACATTCCCCTCCTATGCCCTTTACCCTGCCCCATGCTTGAGCGAGAAGTTGAGCGTCATTTGGTTGAGCGGGTCCGTGCGGCCGGCGGTCTGGCTTTCAAATGGGTCAGCCCGGCTAACGCAGGAGTGCCTGACCGCGTGTGCTTCCTGCCCGGCGGGCGGGTGGTGTTCGTGGAGCTCAAGCGCCCGGGTGGGTCGCTGAGGCCGCTGCAGGAGCGGGTGATCGGGATGCTGCGGCGGCTGGGTGCTGAGGTCCACGTTGTGGACAGCAAGGAAGGTGTGGATGAGGTTCTCGCCGCGTGAGGTGCAGCGCATCGCCATTGAGCGGGTGCTGAGCGCCAAGGAGCAGCTGATCGCGCTGCGCATGGGTGCGGGCAAGTCAGCGGTGGTGCTCACGGCGCTGCAGGAGCTGCTGCACGACCGGTTCGAGGTGGGGCGATGCCTGATCGTGGCGCCCAAGCGGGTGGCCGAGCTCGTGTGGGCGCAGGAGGCCGGCAAGTGGGACCACACCCAGGGCTTGCGGGTTGAGCGCGTGCTGGGCACCCGGGAGCAGCGCGTGGCCGCGTTGGCCCGGCCAGCGGATGTGCACGTCATCAACGTCGAGAACTTCTGCTGGCTGGCGGAGCTCGTGGAGGAGAGCGGCGAGGCCTGGCCGTGGGACATGGTGGTGATCGATGAGAACCGCGGCGTCAAGGATCGGGCCAGCAAGACCTGGAAGGCCTTCAAGCGGGTGCGCGATCAGATCCAACGGCTGTACCTGCTGACGGGCACACCGACCCCCAACGGTTTGCTGGAGCTGTGGCCGCAGGTGAGCCTGCTGGACCGTGGGCAGCGGCTGGGCCGAAGCCTGACGGCGTACCGGGACCGATGGTTTCAGCCGGACAAGCGCAACGGCATGGTGGTCTACACCTGGAAGCTGAGGCCGGGCGCAGAGCAGGAGATCCACGAGGCGGTGTCGGACGTGATGCTGAGCCTGGACAGCGACGCGCGGATGCCGGAGCGGATCGACAACATCGTGCCGGTGGCGTTCGACATGCGGCGCTACCGGGAGCTGGAGCGCACCTTGGTGAGCGGGGCCGTCACGGCGCCGTCAGCGGGCGTGCTGGCGGGCAAGCTGGCGCAGATGGCTAACGGGGCGGTGTACGACGACGTGGGCGGCGTGGAGCACGTCCACGACGCGAAGTTGGAGGCGCTGCGCGAGATCGTCGAGCAGGGCGAGCCGGTGCTGTGCCTGACGACGTTCAGGCATGACACAGCGAGAATCCGGCACGCCTTCCCACAGGCCCGGGAATTCGACGGCGAGCGGTCGCTGCGGGATTGGCAGGCGGGCAAGGTGCCGCTGCTGCTGATGCACCCGGCCAGCGGCGGCCACGGGGTCGACGGGCTGCAGCAGGGCGGGCGCGTGGCGGTGTGGTTCGGTCTGCCGTTCAGCCTGGACCTGTACGAGCAGGCCAACGCCCGGCTGCACCGGCCAGGCCAGAGCCGCGGGGTGGTGATCCACCACTTGGTGGCGCAGGGCACGATCGATGAGCGGGTGATGGCCGTCCTGGCGGCCAAGGGCGACGTGCAGCAGGCGCTGCTGGACGCGGTCAAGGGTTTGCAGCAAGGGCAGAACGTGGGGGTTACAGCATGAGGCGAGAGCGGATCGACCAGGCGCAGGGCTCGCGCCACCTGGAGGAGGCACCGATCGAGGAGATCGGCGACGTGGACGTGTTGCGGGCCATGGGTATGGCCGCGCAGCGCCAGCCGCTGGGGGTGAGCCTGTGGAGGCTGCGCTACAGCCGCGCCAGAAGCGAGCTGGCCACGGTGCTGGAGGGCTTGACCGCGTGGGCGTGCCGTAACGGGACGGACCCTGAGCTGGTGCCGCCCGTGCTGGCGCACTGGCTGCAGGACGTGTGCCGGGTCTGCGAGGGCCGGGGGTACGCGGTGGTGGACGGCACGCCGATGTTGTCAGACACCCCGTGCGGTGCGTGCGGGGGAAGCGGCAGGGCTCCGTTGCCGGTGGCCGGGGCGCAGGCTGCGGCGCTGCTGGAGCATATCGCCAGCCTGGAGCGGCTGGCGGCGGCGGACATCATGCGGCGCCTCAGCCTGCAGATGGCGGACCTGGACGGCCCGGGCTGAATTGCAGGCTGGGGTCAGGCCCGATCGGGCAGGCGCTGGCCGCAGCAGGGGCAGCGGGCCTTGGTGTCGCGTGCGATGGCCGCGTAGACGGCGCTGGAGCTGATTCCCAGCCTCTCGGCGGCCTGGATGGGCCCTACCCCTTGGCTGACCAGTTCCAGCGCCTTCTGCGTGCGGCTGAGGGGCTCGCCGGGGCGGGCCTGGGCGGCGGTAGCGCGTGCGGCGGCCTCCGGCGTGGGCCTGGGGCGCCTGTAGAGCGCCACAGCACCCGGCGGCAGGGGTACGGGCGTGCGGGGGAACGACAGGCAGCGCAGGGGCCCGTCGGGCTGCGCACGGGTCGCGACCAGTACTGTCCGGGGGGCGGATGCGACTGTGGCCTCGATGCCGGCGCGCACCTTGTCGGACCAGGGCAGCGCCAAGAAGTCGGCGAGGGGGGACGGGTTCACGGCTGGACCTCCGCGACCGGGGGCCGGTTCTTGGCCGCCCAGCGGCGGTCAGCGGGCACGGCGGGGTAGATCCACAGGGGCCGGTCACCGGTCAGCACCTGCACCAGGACGTGCGAGACCTGGCCCTGGGCGTCCAGCACCACGCCGGCCGCGTAGGCCTCACCCCGGCGGATGAGGTCCACCGCCCGGGGGCGTTTTGCGGGGATGGCGGTGGCGGTCATGCTGCGGCTCCCGTTGCGCGTGCGATGGCGGCGCGTGCTTGGTTGAGGATCGCGCGGCCCTTGTCGCTGAACTGCAGCCGATCGGCCAGGGCGTGGCCCTTCACGTCCATGGCCATGAGGGTCTGCAGGGCGGCCAGCAGGTCAGGGGCTGCACTGAGCAAACGATGATCAGCGGCGGCCGCCACCGGCCGGGGGCGGTGGGCTTGGCGGGGCTGGCGGGCCAGCGGGGCGCCGTGGTGCATGGGGTTTGAGCGGCTCATGATGTCTCCAAGGGTCAGATGAAAGCGGCCACGAGCAGGGCCAGGGCTAAGCCGTAGGCCACGGCGAAGGCGGCATCACGCCAGGTGAGGGGTTGGCCGTGCATGGTTCAGGCCTCCCCGTTGGGTTCCCACTGCATGCCGCAGGCGAGGTCTGCGGGGTCAGGGTTCGGGTCACCGCAGGGCCCGGACTGCGCAAGGCAGAGCAGGGTGAACAGCGGATCGGCGGGGTGCGCGCCGTTGTCAGCGATCGTCTGGCGGTCGCGGTTGCCGCAGGCCGGGCAGACGTACGGGCGAGCCCATGACGCGGTGTGGCCGATTGGGCGGGTGGTGCGAATGGTCAACATGGTGTCAGGCCTGCAGAGCAGCACGCACGCGGGCGGCCAGGTCGGCCAACTGGCACTCATAGGCCTGGAAGACGACACCGTTGCTAATGCGCTTGGTGTGGTACTTGCGGCCGCCCACGGTGTTGGCTGCAGCGACCACGCGGGCGTATCGGGTGGACAGGGGCAGCGTGTAGTCGCGAGCGGGTTCCAGGTCCAGGAAGTGGCAGGCGAAGCGGGGGTTGCCGTTCACGTCGTTGGCGAGGCGGATCCAGTCGATGGTCATGGTTCAGGCCTCCATTGCACGGTCATAGGCCTTGAGGTAGCCGAGCATGATGTCCGGCTGGCCGTCGTAGTCGAACGAGGGGTCGAGCTTGAAGTGCGGCACCACGTCCCCCCAGAACCGGGCGCGGTCACTGGCGCGCACGGGGGCGATGGCACGGGCCCGGCGGGCGGAGGAGGTCTCGACGTCGTCGCGAGACCAGGTCTGCCAAGACCAAGTGAAGACGTCGGTGGGCTCGAAGGCGTTGCGGTAGCTGATCAGCTCCTCATCGCCAGACTCGGCGGCCACCCGGCTCAGGGCTTCCTGTTCCGAGGCGGCCAGCACGAGCTTCATTGCGACGGAGTGCGTGCGGGCGCCGGAGCGCCGGGGCTGGATGACGTTCACGCAGTGGAGGGTCGGGGTTGTCATGGTCAGGGTCCTTCATGCAGGCAACCGGCCTGCGACGGTGTGTCGACGACACTCCCAGGCCGCCCGTGGGCGGCTAGGGGCTGGCGTCAGCGGGCGCGGTTGAGGTGGGCCAGGGCAGCGGCGCGGGAGTCGAAGCGGCCACCGATCGGGGTCTGGTGGCGGCCGCGGACGATGAACCAGCCGCCGAGCAGGCGATTGAAGATGACGCGGGTGGATGTGGTCATGGTTCAGGCCTCCGTGGTGGCGCGGGCCACAACCAAGCGGGCGGTGCCGCCCAAGCGCAGGGTCAGCAGCAGCACGTCGGCGCCGTGGGTGGTGTTTCGCGCTACGTCAGCCCAGCCCAGCTCTTCCAGCTTGCGGGCCGCCTTTTCTTGCTGAGGGCCGAAGGCGGCGGCGCAGCCGTAGCGGATCAGGGTGTCCAACAGGTTGATCGCCGTGGTGTTCAGGTTGGTCATGTCGTCTGTCCTTGTCTGTAGCGGCATCCGGCCGCTGCGGTGACGACAGTGTAAGCCGGGCTTACGGCTGTTGGAATGAAAAATTTTGACGACAGCGCGGCTAAACATTCAAACGAATTGAACGGTCGCTGTCGGCCGGGCTTATGACCGTGGGTTATGAAGACGCCAGCTCTTATGAGCGCAGCTCATGGGGCACGCGGCTTGCTTGGCAAGTGACAATTTTTGTCACATGTCGACAGAATGCGTCGCTTTTCCAGCGCCGATGCGTCCCACTTGACAGCCGGCGAGCCTTGCCGGAAACTCTTCCGGCGCCTAAGTGCGTCCAAAAACCCCGCAGCCAGCGGGGTTTTTCACTTGTGCGCTGCCCCGGCCTGCGGGCCCGATCAGCGCATCACCAGCCCAGCACGTCACCAGCCTGGCAGCCTCCGCGCTGTACCAGGTCGGCGGGCCTGGCTGTGCCTGAACTGTAGCCAGCAAGCGCCCGCTCCCTCGGTGGAGGGGTGCTGATTCGTGTCCTGATGCAGGCACCCGAACGGTGCTGCAGGGCTGGCAGGGCCTGGCGGCAGGGCACGGCGCAGGGCTGGCAGGGGGCTGGCGCGGCCAGGCAGCGCGGCCGGCGCAGGGCGGCAGGGCGGGGTGGAAAAGAAAACGGACCCCCCTCCCCCGGGGTGTTTTTCTGGGTGGCGATTCCGACCCCCCACACACCCCGCTTTTGAGTTGGGGCCCCCGGGGGTGTAGGTACCTACCCAATCCACGAGCCGGGCCGTTCAGCCAACACACTTCCTATCTGACTACGCAACTACCTACAAGTTGTATAGGAGGTGTGTAGGTAAACACGTTCTTCACATAGAAACGTAACACTCGCTGCAGATATGCGTGTCAGCAGTCTGCGCAATAACGCAAGTACAGCATGCAAAACTACAGCGCCCCTACCCCGTCACGTAACCCCTCACGCAACGCAGGAGATCCCATGAAAGCAGTCTCTGGTCCTTTCGCACTCAACGGTGGCAAGCAAGTCGGCGGCAACGCCATGCAGGGCAAAGGTGACTTGCCGGCCAAGGTCAGCGTGCCGATGCCCGGCACCAACTCCACGCAGCCCGAATACAAGGGCGGCATGAAGAGCTCTGTCCCCGGATTCGGCGGTGGAGTCATCCCGGGGAAGATCTGATGGCCAAGCAATTCGCCGACCTTGCAGGCGAAGTTCCCAAGCTGGCCACCGCCGCGGACATCTACCCTGAGATCCAGGGTCGGACGCGGCCGACCAAGCACGCGCAGGATGTGCGGTCCAAATCGCCGGGCAAGATCAACCTGAAGCACGTCGCAGAGGCGTGCGCAGACGCTGGTCTGGATCCCGCGGCCGAGATCTTGCGCGTGCTCACGGAGCGCGTGCCGGTGCTCGACCGCTCAGGTCAGCCTGTGCTGGACCCCAACACCGGCGAGCCCATGACTGTGGACCGGGTGGACCCTGACACCAGGCTGCGCACGCTCAATGAGCTCTTGCAATATACCCAGCCAAAACTGAAGGCAGTGGAGGTGAAGGTCAATGGCAACCTCGAACTCAGCGGCGACCAGCTCGATCAGCGGCTGGCATCGCTCATCGCGAAGGCGGCCAAGTGAATCTGGCTGGTCTGAATCTCGCCGCGCTGTCCGATGAGGAAAAGCGCGAGCTCTACGAGCTGCTCAAGCTCAAGGACACGCGGGAGAAGCGCAACCGCCTCGCGGCCTACGCTCCGTACGCCAAACAGCGCGACTTCCATACAGCGTCTGCTAACTACCGTGAACGCTTGTTTATGGCAGCCAACCAGAGTGGCAAAACATGGGCTGGTGCATTCGAGATGGCCATGCACCTGACCGGTCGCTACCCTGACTGGTGGACTGGCCGGCGCTTCAACTACGCGATTCGGGCCATGTGTGGATCCGAATCGGCCGAGTTGACACGCAAGGGTGTCCAGCGTCTGCTCATCGGGCCGCCCGAGCTCAGAGACGAGTGGGGCACAGGGGCGATTCCGCATGAGGCGCTGCGCGACACCAGCATGAAGCAGGGGGTGCCCGACGCCATCAGCTCGGCCGTGGTGCGGCATGTGTGCGGCGAAGACAGCGTGCTGCAGTTCAACTCCTACGACCAAGGGCGTGGCAAGTGGCAGGCCGACACTGTGGACCTGGTCTGGATGGACGAGGAACCGCCGCAGGCGATCTACAGCGAGGCCCTGACCAGAACCAACGCCACCAGTGGCAGCGTCTACGTGACGTTCACTCCGCTGCTGGGCATGAGCGACGTCGTCAAGCGGTACCTGCTGGACAGGCCCACCGGCACGACCGTCATCAACATGACGATCGACGACGTCGAGCACTACACCAAGGAGCAGCGCGAGGCGATCGTTGCGAGCTACCCCGAGCACGAGCGGGAAGCGCGCACCAAGGGCATCCCGATCCTGGGCTCGGGGCGGGTGTTCCCGATCGCCGAGAGCGCGATCTCGATCAATCCGTTCCCTATCCCCGCGCACTGGCCGCGGATCGTCGGGCTGGACTTCGGCATCGACCACCCCACCGCGGCCGTGTGGCTGGCCTGGGACCGCGACGCCGACGCTCTGTACGTCACCGACTGCTACCGGGTCAAGGACTCCAGCATCGCGATCCACGCCGCCAGCATCAGGGCGCGCGGCGACTGGATCCCAGTCGCGTGGCCGCATGACGGCTTGCAGCGGGATAAGGGCTCGGGCGAGCAGCTGGCCGACCAGTACCGGGCGCAGGGGCTGAACATGCTGCGCAACCGCGCCACGTTCGAGGACGGCTCCAGCGGGGTGGAGGCGGGAATCGCCGAGATGCTGACGCGCATGCAGACGATGCGTCTGCGGGTGTTCAGCCATCTCGCTGATTGGTTCGAGGAGTTCCGGCTGTACCACCGCAAGGACGGGCTGGTGGTCAAGGACGGCGACGACCTGCTGTCGGCCACCCGCTACGCGATGATGGCCCGCCGGATGGCCAAGACCCAGGACGCCGCCAGCACCATGCTGCGCAGAAGCAATGTGTTCCCCGTCATCGACTACGGCGTCCTGGACGCTGAGGTCGGGTACTGAAAGCAAGCACCATGGACTTTCCCAAGGAAATTGACCCTCGCGAGATAGAGATCGAGGTTGTCGAGGAACCGGTCGAGGAGGTTGATCCCGAGGCGTTGCGCGCCGAGATGGAGGAGCGGCTGCAGATGTTCGGCCACAACCTGGCCAAGACGCGCGACGACTGGATCCGTGACCGCTACAGCTACGGCGTGGACAAGCGTTGGCTGGAGGACCAGGACCAGTACGACAGCAAGGACTACGTCAACCGGATGGCCAGCCAGATGATGACCAGCGTCGAGCAGGGCTACCCTGTGACGACGCAGCACGCTCGGCCGCACCGCTCGACCGTCTACATCGGCATGACGCGGATGAAGACCAACGCAGCAGAGGCCCGACTGGCTGACATCTTGCTGCCCACGGACGACAGGAACTGGGGCATCCAGCCCACGCCCAGCCCGATGGTCATGGGGATGATGGATGACGAGCGTCCGGCCATTGCCAAGGACACCGGCCAGCCCATCATCGACCCGGCCACGGGGCAACAGCCCCGGGTCAAGGACGTCGCCAGGGCGACGATGGACGTGGCCAGGACCAAGGCCAAGGCCATGCAGGTGGAGATCGAGGACCAGCTCGTGGAGTGCGACTACAACTCCGAGCTGCGCAAGATGATCCACGACTCCGCGGTGCTGGGCACCGGGGTGATCAAGGGCCCGGTGGTCACCAACCGCGTGCGCAAGGCCTGGATGCCGATCACCGACGCCATGGGCCAGACGGTGCAGCAGGTGGAGATCGTTGAGGAGCTCAGCCCGGCGAGCTTCCGCGTGGACCCGCGCAACGTGTTCCCCGACCCCGGCTGCGGCGAGAGCGTGCACAACGGCAAGGGCGTGTTCGAGCGGCAGAAGCTCACCGCCAAGCAGGTGCGCGAGCTGGCTCGGCAGCCGGGCTACATGCGCGAGCAGCTGCGCAAGGTGCTCGAAGAGGGGCCCAAGCGGTCGGCCACGTTCCAGGAGCTGCAGGACGAGGAGCGGCGTGACATCGCGCGCGACACCTACGAGCTGTGGGAGTACTGGGGCGAGGTCGAGTACGAGGACATCGAGGCCGCTGGCGTAGACGCCGGCGAGAAGGACGTGCTGCGCACGGTCTCAGCCTGCGTGGTGATGATCAACAGCACCGTGGTCAAGGCGTTCCTGAACCCGCTGGAGGGCGGCGACATCCCCTACGACCTCTACGTCTGGGAGAAGGTCAGCGGCTCGTGCTGGGGCTACGGCATCCCGTACCTCATGCGCAGCCAGCAGAAGGTGCTGAATGCGGCCTGGCGCCAGATGATGGACAACGCCGGCGTCTCCAGCGGCCCGCAGATCGTGATGAAGCCGGGCGTGATCCAGCCGGCCGACAAGCGCTGGGAGTTGAGCTCGCGCAAGATCTGGTTCGCCACCGACGACATGGACGACGTGCGCAAGGCGTTCGCCACGTTCGAGTTCGACTCGCATCAGGCCGAGCTGTCGGGGATTATCAAGATGGCCACCGAGCTCGCCGATCAGGAGACCGGCGTGCCGATGATCATGCAAGGCGAGAAGGGCGCTGCACCGGACACCGTGGGTGGCATGCAAATGCTGATGAACAGCGCCAACGTCGTGCTGCGTCGCCTGGTCAAACAGTTCGACGACATGGTCACCAAGCCGCACATCCGTCGGTACTACGACTACAACATGTTGTACAACGAGGATGAGGCCATCAAGGGCGACTTCAGCGTGGACGCGCGGGGCACCAGCGCGCTGCTGGTGCGCGACATCCAGAACCAGGCGTTCTTGAACCTGCTGGCCGCGGGTGCCAACCCGATCTACGGCAAGTACCTCGACACCAAGCGGCTGTTCGAGAAGGCGCTGCAGGCGCAGCACATCGATCCGGCCGAGGTGTTCAAGCCCGAGGAAGAGATCGGTCGCATCAACGAGATGGAGCGCAAGGCCTCCGAACAGCCGCCGCCTCCGGATCCACGCATTCAGGCCGCGCAGATCCGCGCGCAGAGCGACATGCAGAAGACGCAGGCCCAGAACCAGGGCGACCTGCAGGAGCTGCAGACGCGCCTGGCGATCAAGCAAGCCGACGTGCAGGCTCGCCAGGAGCAGATGATGCTCACGCGCGAGATCGAGATGCTGCGCATGGCCAACCAGCAGAACATGTCGCTGGAACAGATCAAGGCCAAACTCGCCGATACTGCGATCCGCGAACGCGGCAAGAAGGAGCTGTTCGCGGCCGAACAGCGTCTGAAGCTCGTGGCTGGATCCGGCGTCTGAAAGGAATCACATGGACTTCGACACCCTGCTGGCCAAGTTCAACGCCGGCACCGCAACGCCAGCAGAAGTTGAGGAGCTGCAGCGTTGGCAGAACCGCAACAACTACCAAGGCGGGGGTGACAGCCCTCTGATGTCCGCTTTCAGCTCGGGCATACAAGCCGCCATCCAGCGCGAGCAGCAGGGCAGGCAAGCTCTTGGGGCTGACATCGACCTGGTTCAGTACGGCTGGGACGGGTACAAAAGCCGCACAGGGTTGGGCTTTGGGGAGCCCAGTCCGGACCAGATGCGCGCTGGGGTTCGCGACTTCTTGGGCAAGTTGCAGACCGCCCAGCTATACGCAGGTGAAGGTACTCGCAACGACAACTTGGTCCAGATGTATGACCAGTACGTTGATGCGCTTAACAAGGGTGACGGCAAGACTGCTGCGCTTCTAAACAGCCGTGCAAAGCTGTCCGGCGCGATGTTTAGCACCTTGGTACAAGACGCTGATCGGGACGCCGCAGACAACTGGGCAAGAACGCTTTACGACAAAGACGGCAAATACGTCGCAAAGCCTAATGACTTTGGGTCTAGTGCTCTTGGTTTTAGTCTCGGCGATGCGTTCTACAACGGCGGCGGTGGTTGGAGCGTCGCAAAGAGCTACGCCGACCGGTTCGGACTGTCTGCTGCCGACGTGGCCTACGCGCTGGGCGTTGACGAGCAGACGGCAGATCGCAATATGTACGGCACTCGTCGGTCCAACGACGCGGTGCTTCTTGCTGCTCCAGAGCCCACGCCTGCACCACCGCCTCCAGCAGCCCCCGAGCCTAGCCGGGAGGACATGATCAACCTGCTGAGCGGCGCAAGCCCTGCCACTGCGCCTCCCGCAGCGCCAAGGGTCATTGTTGACCCCGAGCCTCCGGCAAACACAGGCAACAACTCAGGGCTCATCAACGACGCCATCCTGCCCAAAGGCGACGCCGGCTCGCTTGTTGGCACTGCTGACTTCACCGCCGCGACCAGCGACCCGGATCTGACGTTGCCCAAAGGCACAGATGCGAAAGTCACGGGTGAAGGCGGCTTTACCGACGCCACCAACGTCCAGAACTTGCCGCTGCCTGACGGCAAAGATGCGGTTCTCGGAGACCCGCCAGTAGTCACCGACGGCAAGGTCACCGGCAACAAGCCTCTGTGGCCTTCGGACTACGCCTCGCTGACGGATGAGCAAAAAGCCACGACATATGCGTCGCTGCGCCGCGCTGGGTTCACCGACGCCGACATCCGCACGGCCGCCGGAGCGGTGCCTGAGGCGCAGTGGCAGGGCTTGCGCCGCTCAGCAGGTTACGACCTGGCCCCCGGCGGCGGGGTGACGCCAGGTTCCAGCAACACGGTCACGCTGCCCACCGGCACAGACGCCAAGGCCACCGGCACTCCCGGGTTCACGCAAACAACCATTCAGCCTGAGAACCAAGCGCTGACGTCACCTCCGCCCGACCAAGCCACGGTTGACGCGCAGGTCATCGTCTACGGCCCAGACGGCACGGCGTACAGCAGCCCTGCAGCAGCTCGCGCGGCCGGTGTCACGAACTTCACGCTGACACCTCCGGCCAACGCGGTGGCCCCCACGCCACGGTTCTCGCCACGCATCACCGCTGGTCAGACGACGCGGGTCAGCAACAACAATTGGGGCGGCCTGCTGGCGTCAGCCAACGACCCCATGGCCGCCGGCCTGGCGTCGTTTGTGAACACGCCCAACCGCCCCGGCCTGATCAACTCTGCGGGCAACTCGTTCAACGCCAACCCCTTCGCCACCCCCACCACTCCGCAAGTCCAGCTGCCTCCGGGGGTCGTCGCCCCATGGTTGCGCACACCGGGCGGCGGCTAAACTTAGGAGACTGTCATGACAACCATCGCGCTCACCAGCACTGACCGCAACAAGGTCAACGGTGCAATTCTCTACACCTGGGAGGCGTTGGGTAACGCCGACGACGGGGCGCCTATCGCGCTGCCGTTTGCTGCGGACATCACGGTCCAAGCGATCGGCACGTTTGGCGGCGCAACCGTTCGACTGCAGGCCAGCAACGACGGCACCAACTGGCACAACATGACGCAGAAGGGCGGCACAACGGCGCTCGGGTTCACGGCCAATGGCCTGCACTCGGTCAACGAGAACCCAGCCTACATCCGCCCACACACCACGGGCGGCACAGGAACCGACGTGGACGTCATCGTTGCGATCCACGCGCGTTACGCCAAGGTAGCCTACTGAGTAGAGAAAGACCGTGAACGTGGCCATGACTGACACTGACTTCCAACGGCTTGAAGCCAAAGTGGACAAGCTGACCGACGCCATCCAGCGGCTGATCCTCATCGAAGAAAGACAGTCCAGTCAGGGCGAACGGATCGGCAAGTGCGAGGCTTCACTTGCTGTGCACGACACGATGATCCACAAGACTGATCGCAAGGTTGACCAGTGGGTCAACCGAGGCATCGGGGTGTGGGTTGCAGCCACCATGCTTTTCGCCGTGGTGCAGTTCGGCGCCAAGGTCATGGGGAAGTGACGATGAGCAAAGCCGGTGAACTGGTAGCGATGGTCTTTGTAGGCCGCGACATGGCGCATCGCGCCCACTTGCGCACCCGCAGCTACGCGGAGCACATGGCACTCGGCGGCTTCTACGAGGGCATCATCGCGCTGGTGGATGGCTTTGCTGAAGGCTACCAAGGGCGCTTCAACGAGCTGCTGGACATCCCGCTGGCCGACAACGACTTCGAGGGCGAGATCGCTGACGTGCTGGAGCAGCAGATGGCGTGGATCGAGGACAACCGCGAGGGCATTGCGCCCCGTGACGAGACCGCGCTGCACAACGCGCTGGACGAGATAGTGAGCCTCTATCAATCGACGCTGTACAAACTGCGTTTCCTATCGTAGACTTTTTCGCGGCAAAGTGCGTCCATGATCGACTACCAATCCGCCACTTGGCATTTGCTGCGTAAGTGGGCAGAAGATCAGTTGAAGCGAGCGCGCGAAAAGAACGACTCGGTGGCGATGGACGCCGCTGAGACCGCTGCGACCCGAGGCGAGATCCGGGTACTCAAGAGATTCCTCGACCTGCCCAACGCGGCAGCTCGTGGCGTGACCGTGCTGCCGGACGAATAGTCCCGCTGCACGATGGCAAGCGAGCCACCTTCGGGTGGCTTTTGTTTTTTCTGGAGGGCATGAAGTGGATGAACAGCTGACACAGGAGCAGATGCAAGAGCTCTGGAACGAGGAGGCTACCAAGCTCGACGCCGGCGACCAGCCCGCGTTAGAGACTCAAGCCGCAGCGCCGCCGGCCGAAGAGGTCGCGCCGCTGGAAGACGTTCAACAGACTCAGGCAGCAGCCCCGCAACAGCCGGAAGATCCACTGGCGAGCCTGCCAGAGGCGTTCCGCGCGAAGCTCGCGCAGATCGACGCCCTGGCGCAAGCCAATGCCCAGTTGCAGCACAAGGTCAACTCGGCCGAGGGTCGTGTTGCCGCGATGCAGCGAGAGTTCCAGCAGGCCAGAGTGGCGCAACAGACCGTTGCCCCACAGCAAGCGCCGACGCAGGGACAGATGGCTGCCGCGGCCAAGAACCCGGAGAAGTGGGAGGCGCTCAAGAGCGATTTCCCTGAGTGGGCCGGCGCGATGGAAGAGTACGTCGCCGCCAAATTGGGCGCTGTGCAGATCCCGCAGCAGCAAGGGCTGACACCTGAACAGGTGGCCGGCTACGTGCAGCAGCAGGTGGCGCAGACCAAGGCGGAGATGGCTCGTGCTTTGGAAGAAGCTCGCATCGAGGGCAAGTACGAGAACTGGCGCGAGATGGTCAACACGACCGAATTCGCGCAGTGGTTTGCCGTGCAGTCGCCCGACGTGCGCAACCTGGCCAACAGCCAGGCTGCCAAGGACGCAATTCGCATGTTGGACATGTACCACACCGCGAAGACGCGATCAGCTTCTGACGTCCGGCAAGAGCGGGGTGCTCGACTGGCTGCTGCAGCAACAACCCGCCCGGGGCAGACACCGCCACCCAAGACGATGGGTGACATGTCGCCTGCGGAACTTTGGAACTACGAGGCCGCGCAACGCGAGAAGACTCGCGCAGCACGCGGCTACTGACCGTGAAAACTGCTGAGGAGATTCGAGAGGCCAGCCGCGAGGCTGTCCGCCGGTACAAAGCAAAAAATCGTGAATTGCTCAACGAGAAAGCCCGCGCTTATCGCGCAGCCAACTTGGAGAAGGTTCGCGAAATCACGCGCAGGTCTATGAAAAAAGCCTACGCGGAGAACCCGGAAAAATACAAGCAGAGAAGCCAAGAGTGGCGCAGCAAGACCTACGCTGAGCGAAAGGAAATGTTCGCGGAGTGGGGGGCTAAGCGGCGTGCGCGAGAGGCGTTCCCTGTTTGGGCTGATCGATTCATCGTAAAGGAGATGTACGACTTGGCGCGCAGAAGAACGCAATGCACGGGAATCAAGTGGGAAGTCGACCACATTGTTCCTTTGCAGAGCGATCTCGTATGTGGGCTTCACGTCGAACACAACCTTCGGGTTGTTCCTGCATCGGTGAATAGAGACAAGGGAAATTTGCGTTGGCCGGATCACTCGAATCCCGCAATGGCAATCACTCTGAACCACAACTTTCTGTAAAGGAACTGAACCATGTCTATCATGAACTACGGCACCGTTGCGTCGCGAAACCTTATCCGCGCGGCGCAAGGCATGCTGGAGCACGCACAGCCCATCACTGTTCTGGGTGACTTCGGCACCCAGCGCGAGATGCCCCAGAACTCGACCGACACCCTGGTCTTCCGTCGTACGCTGCCCTTCGGCGCTTCGACCACCGGCACGACGATCGAGAACAGCCAGCGTTACGTTGGCACGCCTGACGTGACCGCGTCGAACTTCGTGCTGGCTGAAGGCGTCACGCCCAACGCCAACACGATCTCGTTCCAGGACGTAAGCGTGCAGCTGCAGCAGTACGGCATTCTGTTCAAGTACAGCTCCAAGGTTGAGCAGCTGTACGAGGACGACATCCCCGGCGAGATGGTCAAGCTGACCGGCGAGACCCTGGCCGAGGTGATGGAGCTCGTGCGCTACGGCGTGCTGAAGGCCGGCTCCACGGTGATCTACGCCAACGGCTCCAGCCGCTCGGCCGTGAACACCGCGATCAGCCTGAACGCCCTGCGCAAGGCCGCTCGCACGCTGGAGTCCAACCGCGCTCGCCGCGTGACCAGCCGTCTGGCTCCTGGCGTGAACTTCGGCACCCGTGCCGTGCAGCCCGCGTTCATCGTGTTCTGCCACACCGACGCTGTGAGCGACGTGCGTAACCTGCCCGGCTTCACCCGGGTGGAAGAGTACGGCTCGTTCAAGCCCATCCACGACCGTGAGGTTGGGGCCTGCGAGGACTTCCGCTTCATCAGCTCGCCGCTGCTCAAGAGCTTTGCCGCTTCGGGCTCCGGCACGCTCAACGGCATGCTGTCCGTCGGCGCCGCCAACGTGGACGTGTACCCGTTCATCATCATCGGTGAGGACTGCTGGGGCCAGGTTGCGCTCAAGGGCATGTCGGCCATCAAGCCGGTGGTGCTGAAGGCCAGCCAGACCAACCACGCCAACCCGCTGGGCCAGTTCGGCTACGTGGGTGCTTCGACCTGGTTCGCCACGGTGCGTCTGAACGACGCCTTCATGGCCCGGATCGAAGCCGGTGTGACCGCCCTGTGATGACACGCTGGGGCCTTCGGGCCCCGGCATGAAAGGACCCACACCATGAGCGAAAGCATTAACGCCCGCGTCAACCGCTTGGCCGACGGCATCGACCGGCAGGAGCTGCAGCCCCTGCTCGCGTCGATCCTGACCGACCTTGCCGCCCTCACGACGTCGCTGAATCAGCTGATCACCGACTACAACGCCAACGCCAACATCGTGACCGACACGACGGCAACCGCGGTGACTCTTAACACCCAAGCGTAAAGGAACCTGAACCATGTCTTACAACATCGAGCAAATCAACAGCGGCTCTGTGTCGCTGACCGCCGCCGGCTTGGCCGAGGGCACCAACGCCAACACCTACAAGACCGTCAACACGCTGACCTACACGGTCAACGGCGTGTTCAAGTCCAAGGGTGCGACCGACAACATCGCCATGACCTCCACGGCTGGCACCGTGCCCCCGTCCAGCGCCGCCCTGTACGGCGTGTGGATCGACGGCTCTGGCAACTTCAGCAACACCCGTGGCCCGGTGGTCGAGACCGGCGCTCCTTGCCCGGTGCCCAGCGCTCCTGCTGGTGACGTCGCTTTGGTCGGCCTGATCAAGGTCACGACCAACAGCTCGACCACCTTCACCCCGGGCTCCACCGACCTGGGCGCAGCGGGCGTCACCGACGTCTACCTCGACTGCATGGTCATGCCGGGCAGCGCGCAGTAACCATTGCCATCTCCCTGATCCTCCTCTGGGAGTTTGAGAGGCGCCTTCGGGCGCCTCTCTTTTTGGCAGTTTTGTTTCCCCAACCACACGGAGAGTTTGAGATGGCAAACAAGAAGGACCCCATGCAGGGCATTGAGATCGCTGACGACACGCCTGTTGTCGAGACCGTGGCGGAGTCCAAGGACTTCCGGCAGCTGGCCGCCGATGAGGCATTCATGAACGAGATGGTCACGGTGATGGTGCACAGCACCACCGACGAGAACCAGGCTCCTCATGTGATCGTCAACTGCAACGGGATGAACCAGCCGATCATCCGCGGCTATCCGACCAAGGTGCGGCGCAAGTACGTCGAGATCCTGGCTCGGATGAAGGAGACCAAGTACAGCCAGCGCACGCCGAACCCGGCCGCGCCGGATCAGTCTGAGCTGGTGCCGCGTCACGGCTTGGCATACCCCTTTGACCTGGTCGAGGACGTCAACCCGCGCGGCCGCGCGTGGCTGCAGAACGTCTTGGCTGAGCCCGCCTGAGCATGGATTACCTCGCCCTTGTCAACCGCGCTCGGGTGGAGTGCGGCGTTTCTGGTGCCAGCACTCCGCTGACCACGCTGAGCGGTGTCACGGGCGAGTCTTTGCGCATCAAGCAATGGGTCAGCAGCGCCTGGGTTGATGTTCAGAACGAGCACGAGGACTGGCAGTGGATGCGCACTGCCGTGCAGTTCAACACGGTCACCCAGCAGCAAACCTACACGCCGACGCAGGCCGGCGTCGGGTCTACTTTCAGCAACTGGAAGCGTGACAGCTTCCGCTGCTCGTCGGTCGGTCAGAGCTACCGAGACGAGCAGCTGCTGAACTACATGGACTACACCACCTTCCGCAACCTGTACATCTACGGGAACATGCGGACGACCTACGCTCGCCCCGTGGTGGTGTCCATTACCCCCGGCGTAGACAAGAGCTTGGCATTCGGCTCAATCCCGGATCAACCCTACGTCATCACCGGGGAGTACTACGTCGCACCCACAGAGTTCTCAACGGACACCGACAGCCCCAATTTGCCCTCACGATTCCACATGATGATCGTGTACAGGGCGATGATGTACTACGGTGGCTACGAAGCGGCACCCGAGGTGTACTCGCGCGGTGAATCGGAGTTCAAGCGATTGATGAACCGGTTGGAGATCGATCAAATCACCACGCCGGTCAGCGGCCCGCCGCTTGCATGAGGTGACCAGTGGTAGCTCCGAAGATGCCACCGGTCTCATATGACCTGGTCCAGCTGCGCGGTGGTCTTGATCTAGTCACCCCGACGCTGTCTTTGCCCCCGGGCGTAGCCCGCAGCTCGGCAAACTTTGAGTGCTCTATCACCGGCGGGTACACCCGCATCCCCGGATACGAGCGCTTTGACGGACACGACAAGCCCTCCGACGCTACGTACACCATCATCACCTGCACGATCACCGGGTCGGTGGCGGTAGGCAACACCATCAACGGCCAGACGTCAGGCGCGACCGGCAAGGTCATAGCCATCAGCGGTTCCAACGTCGTCATCACCCGCGAGACCGGCACCTTCACGGTAGGCGAGAACGCTCGTGTCGGGATCACCGTGTTCGGCGTTGTGACCAACAACAGCGGTGTGTCTGCTGACGGCTTCACAGATGCCACGTATCGCGGCCTTGCCGCGGATGAATACCGCACGAGCATCGCGGCTGTGCCCGGCGCTGGCAGCATCCTTGGGGTCTTCTACTTCCAAGGCCTGGTCTACGCATTCCGCAACAACGTAGGCTCCTCAGCAGCCAACCTCTACAAGTCCAGCGCGGCCGGATGGGTGCAGGTCACTTTTGGCAAGGAACTGGCGTTCAACACCGGCACTGCAGAGATCTTTGACGGCAACACTGTCACCGGTGCTTCCAGCGGGGCTACAGGAGTTGTTGCCAGGGTTGTGCTGGAGTCTGGCACTTGGGCGTCGGGAGACGCCGCTGGCCGATTGATTTTGTCCAGCAGCACGGGCACGTTCACGGCGGCAGAAAACCTGACCGTCAGCGCAGCCGTCAAGGCCAAGGCGGGCGGGGCGGCCACGCAGATAACGCTGTCGCCAGGTGGCAGGTTCGAGACGGTGCAAGGCAACTTCGGGGGCGCCAACAACAACCGCGTCTACGGCTGCGACGGCGTCAACCGGGCGTTCGAGTTCGACGGCACGACGTTTGTGCCGATCGCGACAGGCATGGCGTCTGACGCGCCCAACCGGGTCGCGTTTCACAAGCAGCACCTGTTCCTCGGGTTTGGCTCATCCTTGCAATTCAGCTCGCTTGGCGACCCCTATCAGTGGAGCCCAATCTTGGGCGCTGGTGAGTTGGCCATGAGCGAGGCAATCACCAATCTGATCCCACTGCCGGGTGACCAGACCAGCGGCGCGCTGGCGGTCTACTCTCGCAACACCACGTCGATCCTCTACGGCACGGACTCCACGACGTTTCAGCTGTCGACCTACAACACCGGCACGGGCGCACTGCCGTACACGGCGCAGAACCTGGATCAGTCCTATGCACTGGACGACCGCGGCATCATGGGCCTGCAGTCGTCGTTGAACTTCGGCAACTTCGTCACCTCTGCGCTGACGATGCAGATCCGGCCATTCATTGCGTCCCGGTTGAACTTGGCTTCGTGCAGCGCCGTCAACCGTGAGAAAGGGCAGTACCGGCTCTTCTTTTCAGACGGCAACGGCGTCTACGTCACCATGCTCAACGGCAAGCAGCTGGGCAGCATGCCGGTTCAATTTCCCAACGCGGCGTTGGTGTCGTGCGAGGGCGAGAACAGCGACGGCACCTCAGCTGTGTTTTTCGGGTCCAGCAACGGGTTTGTCTACCAGCTCGACCGCGGCACCAGCTTCGACGGTCAAGCCATTTCTGCCAACTGCAACCTGGTGTTCAACAGCATCGGGTCGCCTCGCATTTTGAAGCGGTATCGCAAGGCAAGCCTTGAGATCAGCGGGGACAGCTACAGCGAGATCCAGTTTGGGTACAGCTTGGCGTACCAATCTACAGCTCTCGCGCAGCCGGTTGATTCGACGTACGAGAACAACCTGCGTCCCTCTGACTGGGACTCGTTCTTCTGGGACAACTTTGTGTGGGACGGCGCGGGCCTTGCGCCCACGGAAGTGCTAATGGAAGGCACGGCAGAGAACGTGTCTATCCGGCTGTCCTCGGTGTCCGCCATTCTGGAAGAGTTCACCATCAACAGCATCATCGTCCACTACACGCCACGCAGGGGACTGAGGTAGCAGCATGCCAAATCCGTACTACGACCACACCACGTTCCCGGCTCCCAACTCTGCGGGTTCTTCCGCGGCCATGCGGACCGAGCTCGATTTGATCGAGCAGGGTTTCGACAAGCTGCCGACCTTGTCTGGCAACGCCAACAAGCTCATCGCGGTCAACGGTGCTGAGACCGCGTTGGAGCCGGTGTCGGGCAGTGTGGTCCTGCCGGGCGACCTGACGGTTGATGGCAATGTCACGCTGGGCAACGCCGGCACGGACACGCTGACGATCGCCGCGTCTGCGGTGACGTGGTCAAACAACCCGACGCACTCGGGCAACCACACGTTCAGCGGCGGAGTGACGCTCAGCGGTGGCACGGCCGACCAAGTGCTGTTCCTCAACGGCAGCAAGCTGGTCACGTCCAACTCCGGCTTGGCCTACGACGGCACTTATCTGACGGGCACGTTCAAGGATACGACGTTCACGCTGAAAGACGAGACTGACGCAACCAAGGTTGCGGTGTTTGAGCTGTCGGGGATCACGACGGGTACTACCAGAACCTACACGCTGCCCAACGTGTCGGCTTCGCTGGCAACGCTTGGCAACATCAGCCAGACGTTCACGGGTGCGGTGTCGATCACGGGCACCAGCTTTGGAACTGGTAGCACCACCACGTCCATTACTTTGGGCGCGGCGACTGGCAACTCTACGACTCAGATCGCCAGTGGCGCGTCTACCAACGGCACCACCAAGACGCTCAACATCGGCATCAACGGCCTGAGCGGCTCGACGACGGCAATCACGATCGGCTCAAGCACTTCTGGTGCTACCAACAACATCACCATCAACGGCAATCCTACGTTCAGTGCAGGCACCGCCAACGGCGTGACCTACCTCAACGGCAGCAAGGTGCTGACGAGCGGGAGTGCGCTGACGTTTGATGGGACGAATTTGGGTGTTGGTGGAACGCCACTTAGTGCCGCTGGATATTCGTTCTTGCGCGTTAATGGTTCAACTGGTGGCGCTGTTGAAGTCACATCGAATGGAACGCGGGTTCTGCAAATTCAAGCGGACAGCGCATCAAGCACAACAATTCAAACTATTGCTAACGGCAGCAACCCGCCGCTGATCTTCGGCGTCAACAGCACCGAACAAATGCGCCTCACCAGCACCGGGCTGGGGATTGGGACGAGTTCGCCAACCAACAGATTGTCGGTAGTCGCAGCCAATGCAAAACAAAACATCACTTCAAGCACAGGCACAAATGAAGTAGTGTTGTTCTTGCAAAACACTGGAGGCGATCTTTATATAGGTCGTGAAAATTCAGCGGGTACGTATTTTTCAGCGCCAGCCTATTCAGCAAATTTATTTTCTGGTGGCGCTTACCCAATGCTGTTTTGGACAAACAGCACCGAACGCATGCGCCTCGACTCCTCCGGCAACCTCGGCTTGGGGGTGACGCCGAGTGCTTGGGGCGGGTACACAGCACTTCAAGTTAAGGACACCGTTATTGGCGGGGTGTTGGGCAACAACGGACTGTTTGGTTCCAATACCTATTACAACGGCTCTGCATTTACATACATTGCTTCTGATACCGCAACGCTTTACAGGCAACTGACGGGCTCCCATTCTTGGTTCACCGCCCCTTCCGGCACCGCAGGCAACGCGATCAGCTTCACGCAGGCAATGACCTTAACGAGCGGGGGTGATTTGCTGGTGGGGACGACGAGCCCTGCTGTAAGCGGCATTGATATTGTTAAGTCCGGCGGCACGTCAACTTATGTACGAACGTCTGATGGCACATATTCAATGCTTTCGGGCGTAGCTCCTGCGCTTGGCGGCGGGCTGGTTGGCACCACATCAAATCACCCGGTCTTGTTTTACACCAACAACACCGAACGCGCCCGCATCACGAGCGGGGGTAACTTCCTCATCAACAACACATTTGCCACAGCCTCAAAACTTATTGTTGCAGGCGATGGAACTTCAAGTGCAGCTTATGCCGGGCTCTTTGCGGACAGTGCAGGGGCTAATCTGTTTGCGCTGCGAAATGATGGTTACATAGACACGGGGACTCGCGCTCTTTCTCCGTACAACAACACCACGGGGTCGGCAGCAAATATGTTTGTCGATTCGGCGGGTGGTCTGTTTCGCTCAACGTCATCGCTACGTTACAAGACCGATGTTCAAGATGCCACGCATGGTTTGGCCGAAGTCATGCAGCTTCGCCCTGTCACTTACAAAGGCAAGAACGACGGCGACAAGGTGTTTGGTGGCTTGATTGCCGAAGAAGTGCATGCCGTTGGCCTGACTGAATTTGTGGCGTACAACGATGCAGATGAGCCCGACGCGCTGCACTACGGAAACATGGTCGCGCTGCTGGCCAAAGCAATCCAAGAACAGCAAGCCCTCATCACCGACCTCCGCGCCCGTGTTGCGGCGCTTGAAGCCTAACCCCTGAAAGGACAACCATGAACTGGACCATCTCTTCCCTCGACAGCACCCTGCCTGACGGCTGCGTGACCATTGCCCACTGGCGTGTATCAAAGACCGACGGCGCAGCCTCTGGCAGCGTCTACGGCACGATCAGCCTGCCCCACAAGGATCACACCGATCCGACGTTCATTCCCTACCAAGACCTGACTGAGGCGCAAGTCATTCAGTGGGTGCAGGACGCAATGGGCGCCGAGACCGTGGCGGCTCATGAAGCAGCCGTTCAGGCGCAAATCGATGCGCAACTCAACCCGGTGTCGGCTTCTGGGGTGCCCTGGGCGGCTTGAGGTGCCGGTATGTTGGAAGCTCTGTTCTCGTTTCTCGGCGGCTCTGTCTTTCGGATGATCTGGGGCGAGGTTTCGGCTTGGTACAACAAGCGGCAAGACCACGCTTTTGAGATTGAGCGTCTGCGGCTGCAGGCCGACCTGGACGCAGCTCAACACCAGCGCACCCAAGAGATGCTGCGCCTGCAAAACGAGCTGGGCATCAAGACCGTTGCGGCGCAGGCAGAGGCCGACGTAGCCACGGCCGAAGCCGACGCTTTCGTCAAAGCCATGGAGAACGCTTTCAAGCCTTCGGGCTGGGCCTTCGTGGACATCTGGAACGGTGTCATCCGCCCGTCGGCTGCAACCATTGCGCTGACGCTGTGGGTGCTCAAGCTCAACAGCCAGAACTGGGTCATGCAGGAGTGGGACATCACGCTGGCTGGGACGGTGCTGGGTTTTTTCTTTGCGGACCGCAGCCTTGGCAAGCGTGGAAGGTAAGGCTGTTGCGGTTGCACGGGACCTGTGTCTCGTGTTCGAGGGCATGTACCTCAAGCCGTACCTGTGCCCGGCCAACGTGCCGACCATCGGCGTCGGTTCGACTTTCTACGAGGACGGTACGCGCGTATCGCTGGCTGATCCTGCGATCACTCGCGCGAGAGCGATGGCGCTACTGGAGTGGGAGTTGAACCACTGTCTGCCCAAGGTCAAGCGGCTGTGCCCAGGCCTGGCGGACTGGGGCGAGCAAGCCGCCGGCGCCATCCTCGACTTCGCTTTCAATTGCGGTGTCGGCGCGCTGCAAAGCAGCACGCTGCGCAAGCGCATCAACGCCGACGACGAGGCTGGCGCCAAGGTTGAGCTTATGCGCTGGACCCGAGGCGGTGGCCGCGTGCTGCCCGGGCTCGTAAAAAGACGCGCGGCAGAGGTGGCGCTGCTGCCATGAACCGATCTAGAATTTCCGGGGGCAAACCGCCTCGCTCAAAGGGCCGCACACCAGCGGCCCTTTTGCTTTTGGAGTAGCCATGGCTACGGCAAACAACCCCTTTGACCTGAACAACGTGACCGGCGCCAACATGGCGCAGGCCGCCGCTGGTGCGACAACTGCAGCCACCGCCACTGGCTACAACCCGTTCACCGCGGGCGCGACCGGCTACGACTCCGCGTCAGCGGGATCGACGGGGTACAACGCCTCGACGATGACCGCGGGGGGCTATGACGCCGCTTCCGCTGGCGCCTCGGGCTACAACGCCGCGCAAGGCACTTCGGCCAACTACAACGCCACCGACGCGCAGTCCGCGGGCTACGACGCCGCCAGCCGCACGTCTCAGGGCTATAACGCCGCCACGGCGGGCGCTTCTGGCTACAACGCATCCAGCGCGGGGTCCCAGGGCTACAACGCCATGAACGCAGGCGCGTCCGGCTACAACGCGGCTAATCGCACGGCGCAGGGCTACAACGCTACCGACGCGAACTCAACCGGCTACAGCGCCAATGACATCAACGCCACCAACTGGGATGTGAACAACAACCAGACGGTGCAGGGGCAACTGCAAGGCATTCTTGCGGCTAACTCTCCGCTGCTGCGCATGGCGCAGGCCAACGCGCTGGCGCAGATGAACCGTCGCGGGTTGATGAACTCCAGCATGGCGATCGGCGCTGCGCAGGGCGCGCTGTACGGCGCTGCGATGCCCATCGCACAAGCGGACGCGAGCCTGTACGCCAACCAAGGTCAGTACAACGCAACCGCGGCCAACAACGCTGCGGCGGCCAACGCCACAGCGCGCAACCGGGCGGCAGAGTTTGGGGCAAGCGCCAGCAACACCGCTTCGCTCACCAATGCGGGCGCGCGCAACCGGGCTGCGGAATTTGGGGCAAGCGCCAGCAACACCGCCTCTTCCGAGAATATGGGGGCCACCAACAGGGCGCTGGAATTCACGGCGGGAGCAGGCAACACTGCGGCACTTGCCAACGCAGCGGCAGGCAACCGGGCGCTGGAGTTCACCTCGGGCGCGGCAAACACCGCGGCTTTGGCCAACTCAGCGGCAGCCAACGAAGCAGCTCGCTTTGGCGCCGGTGCCTCCAACACCGCCGCCTTGGCTAACGCGGCTGCGGGCAACCGTGCCGCCGAGTTCACCTCGGGCGCGGCCAACACCGCCGCGTCGGAGAACATGGGCGCGCAAAACCGCGCACTGGAGTTCACCGCCGGCAACAGGCAGACCACCAACCTGGCCAACGCTTCGGCGGCAAACGAGGCGGCGCGGTTCAACGCCGGCAACCTGCAGGACATGACGCTGGCCAACACTGCGGCCAGTAACCGTGCGCTGGAGTTTGGGGCGTCGGCGGGCAACACCGCGGCGCTGGCCAACGCTGGAGCTCAAAACGAGGCGGCCGCGTTCGGTGCCAACGCCACCAACCAAGCCGCCGCGTCGAATCAAGCGGCGTCCAACCGGGCGGCTGAGTTCGGCGCTGGCGCGGCCAACACGGCTTCGCTCTCCAACGCGGCAGCCGACAACCGCGCCCTGGAGTTCAGCGCCGGCGCGACCAACACGGCTGAGCTGACCAACGCAGCAGCGGCCAACGAGGCTGCACAGTTCGGGGCCTCCGCGACCAATCAGATGTCTCGCGACTACGCGGGCACGGTCAACGCGATGGTCAGCAAGATGCTCGACCAGTCGATGTCTTACGCACTGGCCAACGCTGACAACCAGACCAAGGTCGAGCTGCAGAACATTGACGCCTCCACGCGCAAGGACCTGGCCGCCACTGAGGCCACGTTCAAGACCGCGATGCAGGCGTCGGCCAGCGCCAACGACATCTTCCAGCAGGTCACAAAGAACATCTCGGACATCATGATGAATCCAGACCTCAGCGCCGATCCGGCGGATGGGGCTAATGGGATAAGCCCGAAGCAAGCGGCGGTCAACGCGCAGAAGGCCTACCTCAGCGCGTCCATGAGCGTGCTGGAGACGACGTCCGGCATCAAGGGTTTGAAGGACCTGCTGAACTTCGACACCGACGTCAACATTCCCGGCAGCGGGGGCGGCGATGGTGATACCGGCGGTGGCGATACCGGCGGCGGTGGTGATACCGGCGGTGGCAGCAACTGGGTTGAAAGCTCTGGGCCGTAATGACCCGAGAGCAGTTGCTTGAGCCGATCGTTGCATCGATCCGGCGCGGGCTACCTGTGTCCCGGTTCGAGGTGTTGCGCTATCTGAACGACTGGGCCGTGACGCCGCTGATGCAAGACGATCGCCACGTCGGCACCCTGGTCAGCAAGGGCACCGAGGTTCATGTGGCCTTGATGCCAGGTTGGCGGCCGGCGGGGAGCGCACGTCGCCTCATCCGCTCGTTGCTGCAGCCGCTGTTTGAGCGGCATGAGTTTCTGACCACGCGCGTGCGACACGGGCGCGTGAGCGAGAAGCGATTCGTGGAGCGACTGGGGTTCTCGCCGACGTGGCGTGACGGGGACCACCAGTACTTCATCTTGGGGCAGCTGCCCTTTGAAAGGAAAGACGCATGAAGCACTACCTCTCGCGCGCACAGACGCGGGCGGCGTGGGCCGTAGAGATGCCTGCGGGCGACCCCACCGGTGGGGCCGCCTACGGCGAGCGCAGAGACCCGGTGAGCGCGATCGTGTCCATCGCCACGATGGTTGGCACCGGCGGGGCGGTGATGGCTGGCACGGCCACACTCATGCAGGGCTTGGCGTTTGCCGGGGCGGCTATCGGTCTTGTCGGCAACGTGACCGGCAACAAGACGCTGAGCAAGATCGGCATGGTGACCGGCCTTGCCGGTGGTGTCGGCATGCTCGCAGAAGGCGTGCTCGGCACGACGATCGGCGGCACGATGGGTGAGACGTTTGGCTACGGTGCCGGTGCGGCGCCCGTGGCCAACGCGGGCCCAAGTTTTGCCGCCGACAGCCTGTCGCAGACCGCCAACCCAGCCGCGGCGGTGCAACCCCCAGTGGTTGACGGCGTGATGCAGGGCGGCGCGCAGACGATGCCGGTTGACCCGGGTTCGGCGGCGCTTACCCGCCCGCTGGACGCCGCTGGTCCGGCTGCGCAGAACCTCAACGCCGGGCCGGGTGCAGGGGCGCCTAGCCTGAACGCTGGCCCAGGGGCTCCGGCTCCGGGCGCAACCGCACCGCTGGCCAGCACGCCCGTCGGCGCGGACCCGTTCACCGCCACCACACCCACAGGGCTTCGTGCGCTGCCCGGCGACACGGGGGCCATGTCGCCAGGCTTCCTCGACTCGCTCAAGGCGGGCAACTACATGGACGCGGCCAAAGCGGCTGGCACCAACCTGATGGACCTGAGCAAGTCCAACCCTGGCGCGGCCATGATGCTGGGCAATGCGGCGTCTGGTGTGGCCAACTGGCTGAGCGGCAAGACCGACGCAGAGATCGCCGCGCTTGAAGCGCAGACCGGCTACAACAACGCCGCAGCGTTGAGAATCCAAGAAGTGATTGCGCAAGAGAAGCGCCGGCGCGCCAACCTGAATCAGAGCTGGGCTGGTGTGAACACGCAGATCCGCGCCAACCCGAACGCGCAGGTCACCATGCCGTGGGCGCAGCAGGCCGCCCCGGCTCCCGCACCCGGCCTGATCGCAGGCGCACGCCCACCTGGCGGTTGAGGAGAAACACATGGCCACCGGACTCATTCAAGACGAGATGGCGCGCCCGGAGGGTGAAGAGCTCACCACCGAGGCCGTCACGCAGAACATCCAGATGCCGCCTGAGCTGCAGCGCGCCTACGACCGCGTGGTCGTGGCGGGCATGAAGATCATGTTCGGCAAGGACTCGCACAAGCTGATGCTCAAGGAGCTGCAGCGCGAAGGCCCTCTTGCGCAGAAGCTTGGGCAAGGCATCGCCGGCCTGGTGCTGCTGCTTTACAAGGAGTCCAACGGCACGATGCCGCCGGCGGTGATGATCCCTGCCGGGGTGTACTTGACCATGCAGGCGGTGGACTTCATGCGCCAGGCCGATTTGGAGAAGGTCACGAACCAGGACATCGGCGATGCCATGGAAATCATGGTCAGCACGATCATGGAGAAGTTCGGCGTTGCGCCGGAGAAGCTCCAGTCGGTGCTGAGCCAGTTCGACAACCAGAACGTGGATGCTGCCGCGCAGCAGATGGGGGTCTGACATGGGGCTGAGCGGACTCATCGCCGGCGCGCTGGGCGGCGCGGCCAAAGGCTACACCGAAAACGCCGAGGCAGAGAACAAGAAGCGCATCCAGCTGGACCTGCAAAAGGAGCTGATGGCGCTGGAGGAGGAGAAGGCTCTGCGCGTGGACGAGGTCCGGCGCAACCGCGACTTCGCCGACAAGAAGCGCGATATCCAGGAACTCGACCCGTTGCGCATCCAGTCGAAGGTTGGCGAGACCACGGCTGTCGGTGGCGCCACCACGGACGTCATGGTCGGCCGCGAGGACGCGCTGCGCCCCGGCAAGGCGGCCACTGCCAGAGCCGAGGCCGATGCCCGTGCCGATGCTGAGCGCGCCGCTCTGGGTGCTTACGCCGGCGATCCCAACGCCCGCGCTGGCACTCGTGCCAAGGCCGCTGACAGCGAGACGTCTTCGCAGCGGGCAGCCGCCGCGGCGTCTGTTGCCAACGCCAACCTGACCAACCTGTCGATCAAAGAGCGGCAGGCGGTCACCGATCTGCAGCGAGAGTACGAGAACCCGAACACGAGCGACGCTCGTCGTGCGGAGATCATGCGCTCGCTCACCGTGCGCGGCGTCGTCAAACCTGGCGAGTTCGACACGGAGAAGGTCACGACCGAGAGAACGGGCGACGACGGCAGCACGGTCAAGACCGAGCGCACGCAACGGCGCACGGGTGCTTCGGCTCCAGCGGCTCAGTACAAAGAGGGTGACACCGTGACGCTGAAGAACGGCGGCAAGGGCGTGGTCATCAACGTCGACGGCAAGCTGATGGTCAAACCGCTCTGAGGATCCCCTGATGGCCACGTACCTGCCGCTGTCCGAGATCGCTCCGCCCGAGGGCCTGCTCCCGCTGGATCAAGCAGTGGGGCTGTGGACGCCCGAGAAACAGAAGCCTGAAGGCGCGTTTGCTCGCGCCGGGCGGGTGTTGCAAGATCCTGACGGTGGGGTGCTGCCGGCGGTTGGTTCTCTGATTGCTTCGGCTTTGCCAGAGGGCGGCGACAAACGCACCGCTGGAGGCTTTGCTGCGGACACTGCGGTGGACGTGACCCGGGGTGTCGTCAGCCTCGGCCAAGGGGTGGTCGGCCTCGGCAACCTCATCACGTTCGGCGGCCTGGGCAAGGTGCTGGAGACGGTCGGCTACAGCGGTGACCAGACGCAGCAATTCCTGTCGGGGCTGTACACCGCTGACCGCCAGATCGCGCAGCGCAACGTGCAGGAAGCCGAAGGTTTCGTTGACACGCTCAAGGCGCTGGCGGTCAACCCCAGCGAGTTGTTCGGCACCATCGTCCAGGCGGTGCCCCAGACCGTGGGCGCCGGCGCGGCTGGTGGAGCCATCGTGCGCCAACTGCTGCCGCAAGCCGGCAAGGCTGCTGCCGCAGCCGGATTGGTCGGCGACGACGCCACCAAGTTCATCAGCAACTTCGTCGCCAAGCGGGCCGCCGTCGCAGCCGGTGCGACCGAAGGCGCCCTGACCGCGGGCGGCATCGCGGAGTCCGGGCGCGAGGCCGGCCAGGATTACACGACCTACGCTCCGGCCGCACTGGCTGGCGGAGCATTGACTGCGGCTATTGGCGCGGGCAGCGCAAGCGTGGCACGCCGCATCGGCTTGGGCGACGTGGAAGCCGACATCGCGATGCGCGGTGCCGGCGTTGCACCGTCTGGCGTGAAGGGTGGCCTGATCAGCCGCACGGCCAAGGGCGCGCTGCAAGAGGGCGTGTTGGAAGAGGCGCCGCAATCGTTCCAAGAAGAGCTCTTCACCCAGGCTGCCACCGGTCGACCGTTCAACCTGGAGGAGGCCGGCAGTGCTGCGGCCACCGGCTTGGCGGCCGGCGCGGGCATGGGCGGCTTCAACGCCGCGCTCTCGCGCTCGCGTCCGCCCGAGCAGCCCGCACCCGCCCCCGCACCGCCGTCCGCACTGCAGGACCTGGCCGACGCCAACACCGAGCTCACCGCTGCGGCGGACGCATACCTGCAGGAGCTGCGCCAGGCGCCGACCGTTGACCAGGCCATTGAGGCGTTCGGCAAGGCTGCGCAGGTGCCGGTGGCTCCGGCTGAGCTGACCATGGACGAGCGGCTGGCCGCCGCTGAGGCCCCGGGCCTGCTCGGCCGTCAGCTCGACATCCAGCGCCAGCTCGATCAAGCCGCCGGCTTGGACGTCGCGCCGACCGCTGAGCGTCCTACAGCCCCGGCGCTCGCGCCCCTGCCGCAGCCCGCGGCTCAGCGCAACATGGAGCTGATGGGCCAAGCTGCGCAGGCCGGCACGGAGTTCGAGCGCCAGCAGGCGCTTGAGCAGGCCAAGGTCTCGCTGCCCACTCCGGCACCGGGCCCGGCCGCGCGCTACGCCGACCTCACACCGATGGACGCGCGCCAGGCGCAGCAGCGGCTGACCGTGCTGCAGGAGCAGACCGGCACCCCGCTGAGCTTGGAGATCGTCCCGCACCCGGCGCAGAAGGAGCGCTTTGCGATCGGCCGGCGCGAGCTGCCGGTCAGCGCCGCCGACCTGGAGATGCCGGACCTGCGCGCCCCTGTGGCGCCTGCGCAAGCCCAGGCGCAGATCGAGTCTGCAGCCCTGGCCGGCAAGGAGGTGCAGCGCCGCGCAGAGGACGCGCCGCGCCAGCAGATGATCAGCCGGGCGATGGCCAACATCGAAGCCCGCGGCGGAGTGGCCTCGCCCTACGAGGCGGAGCTGCTGCGCTCGGCCAACCTGGGCCAGCCGTACAACAGCATTGATCCGAACCTTGGCCGCCCGGCTTCTCAGGACCAGCTGCTGACCGCAGCCACCGGCATCTCGGTTGGCTCCGAGGCGGGCCTGGGCTACGGCGCCCGGTCCTCGACCACCGTGCCCCCGGCTCCTGCGCCGTTCGCGTACACCCCTGACGCACAGGGCCGCAAGCGCGCCGAGCCGGCGGAGCAAGCTGCGCCGGAGGTCGACATCGTCGGCACGTTCGTGCAGCAGATGCGCGAGACCAACACGCCCGCAGCCCGGGCGTTCGTGCAAGACTTCGAGGCCGGGCGGATCTCGCCGGCTGAGGTGCAAAGCGCGCTGGACATCCAGCGTGGTCTGCCGCCCAGCTCGCAAGAGCGCATCGAGGGTGCGGCCGCAGCAGCGCCGGCGCCCGCCACGCCGACCGGCGTGCAGGTGGAGACGTCCAGCGCCAGAGTCGAGAACCCCGCACTGCGCGAGGCAGTGGAGCTGTACGGCAACCGCCCGCTCACGCAGCAAGACCTGACGGTGGAGGGCGCCACAGCGCGCATCGCTCGCGCCGGCCAGCAGGCTCCGGCACCGCAGGTCACGGCAAGCGGCATTGAGATCGCCCAGAGCGAAGACCTGACGCCGCGCGGGGCGTTCCGCGGGCGCAACGAGGCGATCCGTGCCGGCAATAACCTGCCGAGGCCGACGATGGTCGGCGGCCGCCGTGCCGCGTCGCTCACGGACGCTGATCTGCAGCAGACGGCCAACGACATGGGCCTGCCGGCCATCACTCGCCGCGGCGCTCAGATCGAGCTGCTGGCGCGCCAACAGACCGAGCGGGCAGCTGCCCCCGCCCAGCCGGCGGCTGACGATGTCAGTGCGCGTCTGCAGGCCGCTGCGGCTCAAGCCACCAAGCCGCTGGACCAGCCTGCGCCGGGGCGCATCATCACCTCTGGGGTGAAGATGTCCACCGCTCGGGCGGCGGTGCCGGGTAGCACGCTGACCGTCAACGACCAGGGCACCGACCACCAGCTTCGCGTAGTGGACAGCTCCACGCTCGGCGAGCCGGGCAAGATGATCCAGCAGGTGGCTCGGATCTTCGGCAAGAAGGTGGTCGTGTTCGAGTCCGACACCGCGCAGGTGGACGGCTTCGTGCAGGACAACGACGACTCCACGATCTACCTGAGCGCGAAGTCCAGCATCTCGCCGCTGGCGGTGTTCGGCCACGAGCTCACGCACCTGATCAAGCGCGACAGCCCCGAGGCCTACAGCGCGTTGGAGGCGGTGGTCAGGGCCAACCTGAAGCCTGAGGGCATGGCCGGGTTCGAGCAAGACTACGGCCAGGGCGCGAACCTGGAGGAGCTCGCCAGCGATCTGGTGGGCAACCGGTTCCAGGAGGCCGACTTCTGGAACGGCGTGTTCGAGGACATCGCTGCCAAGAACCCCGAGCAGTCGCGCGGCATCATCACCCGGCTGGCCGCGTCGGTGAACAAGGCGGTCAACGCCTTCATCCGCGTGGTGCGCGGCCAGACGTTCAACGCTGACCAGTACGTCAAGGACCTGACCGCGGTGAAGGCCGCGGTGCGCACCGCAGTAAGCCAGTACGCGCAGCAGCGCCGCGAGCCGGCCATGCGGCTGGACGCCGAGCTCATGCGTCAGGAGAGCCAGGTCGACTTGACCGCGGGCTCTCGCATGCCCGCGAGCGCAAGTGTGGCTGGCGAAACGGCAGAGCCGATGGGCATCACGGCAAGCGCGACTCGCGCAGCGCCGGACAGCGCCGCTGCTGAGAACCGGATGGCGATTGTCGTCGGCGCCAAGCCGGGCGAGTTCAACTGGAACTTCACCCGCTCGGACCTGACGCCGCCCCCGTTCACCGCGCCAACTCAGTACGGACCACGCTTGGAGAAGATCGGCGAAGGCGTCTACGAGATCCTGCGCTCCAACGGGTTCAAGAAACTGGCTGAGGAAGCGTTCGGGATCAAGGGGCTGCGGGTGGCCCCGCTGCACGGGTCTTGGTTGAACAAGCCGGAGCCCAGCTTTGCGCTGTACGCAGAAGGGCTGACGTTCGAGCAGGCCGACGATCTGTCGAAGATGCTGGGCTTTGCCTTCGCGCAAGACGCGACGGTTGTCTTCCAGCCTACTTCTCAAGAGTCGCCTGGAGAGATACCTGCGGTCTACATCGGCGGCAAGAAGAAACTCACCGATGAGCAGATGAAAGCAGTGCTATCATCTGCTCAGGCAGAGGGTATTGACTACAGCTCGACTGCCGACGGCAAAGCGGTTCGTTTCCTGCACTTTGGAGATGATGCCGGCTTAGCTGAGCTGATGCAGAAGACGGCTCGCATTGCGAGTAATGCCGGTCTTGGCGCACCGAGGGTGGTCTACGTAAGGAGCCAGTTGAATGAAGCGGACAGCTATACCAAGGGAACGGGTGGAAGCGCTGGCCAAGCAGTATGGCTTGGAAGTGGCGAAGCCGGACGACCCGGTCTATTCCGAAGGACCGTCGATCATGTTCTCGTCCCGTACGCAAAAGTCGTCGGAGGCGAAGGTTATCGATTTGCCGTATCGCGATTTGCCCAGCGATTCGGACTCTCAGCAGAACAGCAAGGACTGATTCGCCAGGCGCTGCTGCCCAAGAGCGGCGCCGACAAGGCAACCATTGACGTTGCCTCGGGCAAGGTCAAGCTCGACATTAAGCCCACCGGGGCCCGAAACAAGATCTCGGTTTCCGACATTCTCTGGGCGCTCCAGAACCGCTCCGCGCAAGCCGGCCTCATTGAGCCGGGCGACTACAGCGACCAAGCCCGCAAGCTGATTGCTGAAGCAATTGCGGAAGAAGTTCTTCACAACATCAATGACACGTCAACCGGCAAGTCCGCCATCGGCTGGTACGACCGTGCGCTGAAGGCTGCCAAAGAGAAGTACGCGGCAATCTTCCCTGAGCTCAAGACTGATCGCAATCGCGAGCTCGTGTTTGATGCGGTGCTTGGCATCACCAGCCAGGGCAACGACGTCTTCAGCAACTCGTTGTTTGCGGGCCGCGTCTACGAGATGACCACTCGTCAGAACATGACCCTGGGGCAAGCCGTTGCCGCGCTCAAGGGCACGTTCGGCGGCGAGACCGTGGCAATCGAGAACAACATCCTCAAGCTGGAGGAGTTGATCAACCGCAACGGCTACGACGCCATGCGCAAGTTCTTCAATAAGAAAGACACGGTCTCCAACATCAACGCTAAGCTGCGAGCAGATTCGACCCTGTTCTACAAGAACAAACCCCTCTCGGTTGACGGCGCCGCAGATCAGCGGGTCACCGGTTGGATGGTGTTTGGGCCAAAGATCGGCTCGTTCATCAACAACCTGCACGGCGACTACAGCACCCTGACCGCAGACCTGTGGTTCAGCCGCACCTGGAACCGGATTCTCGGATTCTCGTTTGTGCATGCTCCGGCTCGCGAGGCCGAGCAGTACCAGACGTTCGTGTCTGCTCTGCTTGCCGAGTACGGATTTGCCAAAGACAGAGAAGGCCCGATCCAACCCAAGCGAATCAGCAAGACCGGCGAAGCGGAAATGCCGGAGTTCGGAACGGACGCAGCTGATCTGACAGACGCAGAGGTTGAGCAGATCGTTGCCGACCCCGACGCCGCGCTGAACTACGCAACGGAGCTCGAAGCGATCTACCGCAAGGGTGGCTACAAGGCCAAGACGGATCTGCGCCGCGCTGCCAAGAACTGGATCGAGAACCGCACAGACCCCGTTGCGTTGCCGCGTACCGACTGGGAGCGAGACTTCCAGCAGCGCACTGTTGAGACAGCTCAGAAAATCATCAAGCGCCGAACTGGCCAAGAAATCACCATCGCCGACATACAAGCCGCGCTTTGGTACTACGAGAAGGACAACTTGTTCAAGCTGCTGGGTGGCACGAACAAGAAGAGCGAGGCTGCGGACTACGCAGGGGCGGCCGATGAAACTCTGAGGGCGTACCAAGCTGGGGACCTCTTCTACGCCAAGACTGACGACCGGTACGTGTTCGGCAGCAAGGGCAGCTACCGGGTGCAGGCATCGCGCTCAAGAGAACGCGCCGCAACCGACATTCCGCTGGCAGAATTGCGCGGCCGCAAGGTCGCCATGCAGGTTCGCGTCGAGTCCACCGGCGAGACCGGCACGCTGACCATGGACGCCGGCGATTCGCTCACCGACATCAACGAGCGAGAGACCGCCATGCAACGCCTGCTGGAGTGCGTGCGCAAATGAAGACCGTCAAGGACCTCACCGAGCTCAAGCAACTCGCGCTCAGCCGAGGCGCGACCGTTGAGGTCGGCGCGTCGCGCTACAACACCACCGGCGAGCGCGTGAAAGCGTTCCCCAAGCCCACTCCAGCGCCGGCGCCTGTCACGCCAGAGCCGGTCAAGGCGGAGCCCGCGCCAGCGCCAGCGCCGATGCCCGCGCCGCAGATCACCGTGGACCTGCAGCCTGTGGCGCAGGCGCAAGAACGCATGGCACAAATGTTCGCCCAAGCGATCTCGTCGATGCCAAAATCCGCGCGCGAGTGGATGTTCACGGTGGAGCGAGACGCCAACGGTCTGCTCTCCTCCATCCGGGCCACTGCGAAGGACTGACCCGTGGCCGCAGCCTCCTACACCACCGACCTGGTCGACTGGATTCTTGACTCCGACACCACGGCGTGGACGGAGCTGACCAACGCCACCAGCGGTGGCGCACCGGACGAGGTGGACACCGAGTCGGCGCTGCAAGGCACGAATTCGTGCTCGCAGATCACCAACACCACCGCGCTGTGTTCGCTAATTCGCATTTTGGCGACACCGATCACATTGTCTGCGGGGCAGGTGTTTCTGATGTGGCACGGTCACGGCGTAGCAACGGCGTTGCAGTCGTATGCCAACGGCGGACTACGCACAGTGGTGTCGGGCAACGCAGTCGGCAACTGGAAAGCATGGAGCGTGGGCGGCAACGACGTAGCCCCGTTCCCGTATGCCAAGTGGGTCAACAGCCCCATTGACCCCACCGTCACCGCTGACTACACCAACGGCACGCCGCCCACCGGTGCGACCAACATCTACGGCGTCGGGTCCATGTGCATCCTCACGCAGCCGGTGGCTCGGGGCCAGCCGCACATCGTGGACATCATTCGCTACGGTCGGGCTGAGGCCCGCATCAACGGCGGAGACCTTGCCAATGGCTACGCCACCTTTGGCGATTTTGCGGCACAGAACGACACCTCAGCCAACCGCTGGGGGTTAATTCAGTCTGTCACGGGCGGCTATCAGTGGAAGGGCCTGATGGTGTTAGGCCACGCCAGCGCGGTGGACTTCCGCGACTCCAACACCGCACTTTTTGTGCAGGACTGCCGCAAGGTCACGGCCACCTTCAACAAGATCGAGGTGCGCCAAGCCGGTAGTAGGGTGGACTGGACCAACATCTCGATCACTAACTCGTCACCAACCACCAACGTCTCGCCCGGTGACTTTGAGGCCATCGACGACGCGGACATCAACTTCACGGGATGCACGTTTACCGACATGGGGACGTGGATTTTTAAGCCCAACAGCACCATCAACGACGTCACCTTTCGCCGCTGTGGCCGCGTCACGCTGGGCGGAGCGACGATGAGCGACTGCGTCATTACTCGCAGCACGGCCACCACGGCGCTGCTGGCGGGGTCGTCGGTCAGCACGCTGTCCAACACCAGCTTCACGTCAGCCGGCACCGGCCACGCCATCGAGATCACGGGCGGCACGACCCACACGCTCAACGGTCTGACCTTCAGCGGCTACGCCGCCAGCAACGGCAGCACCGGCAACGAGGCGGTCTACGTCAACATCGCCAGCGGCAACGTCACGATCAACTCGGACAGCGCCATCAGCGTGCGCACCGCAGGCGCCACGGTCACCGTGGTGGCGGGCCAGAAAACCCTGACCGTCACGGGCATCGTCAGCGGCTCTGACGTGGTCATCCTGACTGCCGGCACTGACACCGTGCTGGCCATCAACGACGGCGCCACCAACCCCGTCACCAGCTTCGCCTACAGCTACACCTACAGCGCCGGCGTCAACGTGGACGTGGCCGTCTACAAGGCCGGGTACGTGCCCTACATCGTGCGCAACTACCTGCTGGAGAACGGCAACGCCTCGCTGCCGGTGGCGCAGGTGGTCGACAGGAACTACACACCATGAAGACCATCGTGGACTCAACGGACAAGAAGCACCTGGGCGAGCGCGTCGACGAGACCGCCGAGGTCATCACCTTCGCCAACGGCGAGACCATGAACGTCGAGAAGCGGCTGCACGACAACACCGTGCTGGCCAACAGCAACTACGTCATCTACCTGGAGTAAGCCATGCCCAAGATCATCGACGGCGACGACCTGAACGTCGGCACCGAAATCACCATCAACACCACCGCCAAGACCTTCACGCTCGTGGCGGCCGGTAACCTGGTGGCCAAGGACGGCGTCACGCTGCAGGCGCTGTACTCCAAGTTCATCAAGCTGTGGGAGACGGACACTTACAACAAGTTTCCGTTCCCCATGTACGCGATTGACGCGAAGTCTGGCCAGTTCCAGTTCGGCACGGACGGTGGCAGCTTCTCCGGCTGGAAGCCTTCGGGTGACGTGACGCGCCAGATGTTGCGCGACGGCGGCTGGTCGGAGTACACCTCCGGTGGCGTCCTGGCCCGCCAGTACGTCGGCATCGTGTCTCTGGGTGAGGTGAGCACAGGCGCACAGCTTTACTACCAGCGTGCAGCCGCAGACGGCCCGACTAATTTCACCTTCACCGATGAGGTGAACGAAGGCATCCAGGTCTACGGCGACATCGCCGCCGACGCCACGACAACCACCTTCGACAAACGCGCCTTCTTCAAGGCCTACGCCCGCGAGGAGCAGAAGACCTACTCCAGCTCCACCCTGGCCGACACTGGCCAGACCGCGACGGGCGCCTACACCGTCAACGTGCTGCTGTCCAACGCCGACGACCTCAACACCCTTGTGGCTGACAGCGGCATCGGCGTGGCGCCGTACACCGGCATCAACGTCAGCTACTACTCGGTGGCGCAGTCCATCGACATCAACGCGGTCACCGACAACTACCCGTTCTCGATCATCGTCGAGGGCAACAACGCCACGCTGCAGGAGATCTACACCAAGGTGCAGTACCTGCTGCGCCAGGGCACCGACATCAACAGCGCGGCGACCAACAGCGCGGGCACCAAGATCGGCAAGATCCAGAACGACTTAATGTACTTCGTCGGCCCGGACCTGTTCTGCCGTCAGGGCGTGTTCATCCAGAACATCGACCCCAACTTCCTGAACAACGTCTACTTCATCGACGACAACGCCGTCGCGCGCCAGTACAACTACGCAGCCGCTGGTCAGCTGCAGTTCAACAGCTTCCTCACCAGCGGCAGCACGGGCTACTACCGCATGTACATCACCGACTCGGTGACCGGCACGGATGACTACGGCACCGCCACCGCCATCACGGTGAACGACAAGGATGGCAACCCCATCGCGGGCACCATCGACGCGGCCACCAAGGGCTTCACCTTCGCCTACGACACCAACACCCAGGGCGGCCGCTCAGTGTTCACCAGCCCCGGCGGTGACGTGCCCGTCACGGTGGTGGCCGGCAACAAGGGCGTGGCCAAGCCGGTGGTTGCCACAGGTACGATCAGCCGGTCCAAGGGTATCGTGATCGGCCTGGTGGCTGAACAAGACCGCGCCTACGTGGCCTGATAGGAGCAGAGCATGAGCATGAACAGCTTCATCCGAGTGCCGCCGGATTCCACCGGCAAGCGCCTCTACGCGCACCAGCACACCATCGACGCGACGGAGATGCACGTTCAGGCCATGCACCTGAGCGACCCGGACTCGCCGCAGTACATCCAGCGCATCGACGAGCAGGGCGCTGCCTCGGTGCGCTTCAGCGAGGGCCAGCCGCTGATGGCGGGCTTCGGATCGCTCAAGGTCTCCAACCAGCGGGCGCTCGGGGTGTACGAGTCCACGCTGGTGGAGAACCCGGACTTCACCGACGAGATCACCGGCACCGCCGCCGCCACCTACAACTCGGCGTCATCGAGCATCGTGTTGTCCACCGACAGCACCAACGGCTCGCGCATCTTCCGCACCAGCGACCGGCACCACTACTACATGCCGGGCACCTCCAACCTGGCCATGATGACCGTGGCGTGCGGCGACAGTGGCAAAGCCAACAACCGCCGCTGCTGGGGCCTGTTCACCGAGAACGACGGCCTGTTCTTCGCGCTGGATGGCACGACAGTCAAGGTGGTGGTGCGCTCCTCGGTCACCGGCTCGGTGGTGGACACGGCCATCACCCAGGCCAACTGGAACGGCGACAAGCTCGACGGCACTGGCCTGTCGGGCGTCACGCTGGACATCACCAAGATCAACGTCTGGTGGATCGATTACCAGTGGTTGGGCGGCGGCCGCGTGCGTTTCGGCATCTACGGCCCGGACGGCCAGCGCATCACCGTCCACAAGGTGCAAAACGCCAACACGCAGGCGCTGCCCTTCATGCGCACCGGCACGCTGCCCGTGCGGTTTGAGAACGACAACATCGGCGCCACGGCATCCGGCAGCGAGCTGCGCTTCGTCTGCGCGGCCGTCTACGCCGAAGGCAACTTCGACGACTACATCTTCAATCGCTTCTCTACCGGCATCCTCACCAAGAACGTCTCGGCCGCGCAGACCTTGCTGCTGGCCCTGCGCCAGGTGGCCATGATCGACGGCAAGCACAACTGCATCCAGACCTTCCCGGAAACGCTGAACGTCTACACCACAAAGCCCATCGGCATCACTCTGTTCCAGGACGTGGATTACAGCGGCGGCACCTGGGCGGCCTCGTCCTACCAAGCGCGGCTGGAGCGCAGCACGGACGGCACGTTCACCTATGCCCAGAGCAAGCCGATGAAGACCTTTTTCTTCAATGCCGGCTGCACCACGGTGGACCTCTCGGCCTTCTTCGAGGTCAACGACCGGGGCATCATGGTGGCGGCTGACGGTACGCAGCAGGTCTGGGCCTTCCTGTGCTCGCCGCTCACAGCCGAGGCCGCTGATGTCTCCATCAATCTGAGCTACAAGGAACTCGGGTGATCGTCTGGGCCGCCCACGGCGCTGAATGGGCGCTGGCCGAGAAGGTCAGCTTCAACGGCGTCACCAAGCGCATCACGGTCAACGCCGGGGTGACGGCGCTGGACATCCGCGAGGACGTCTACAGCGCCTGGGTGCGGTGGGTGGAGCGCGAGGACAACGCCCGGTTCCGCCTGGCCATGCGGGTCTCAGGCTTCGATCCCATCCCGGGCGGCTTCACGGGCGCGACCTACTTCATGACCAACGGCTGGAAGCTGGAGTACGACCCGAACGTGGTGGCCATCGCCGGCGTGCTGTACTCCGACGACTACGCCACGCCGTACTGGTCAGCCACTGACCAGCCCATCTTCCCGGCCACGGTGTCCTCGCTGGTCAACAGCGCGGTGGTCACCCAGAACGTGGTCACCGGCACGGCGCTCACCCAAGCCCAGACAGCGGACGCCGTGTGGCAGGCCGCCGCGCGCACGCTCACCGCCAGTCTGGACCCGACCAAGGAGCAGATCGCCGCTCAGGTGCGCATCGCTCTGGCGGACGAGCTCACGCGCATCCTTGAGATCGCTGCGCTGCACGGCTTGGTGCTTGGCAGCCCGCTCACGGTCACGACGACCGAGCGCACGGCTGGGTCGATTGCGCAGTCGATCACCAGTGAGGCGGGCGGCGGCACGACCGTCACCCGGACTGCGTGATCGACACCCGCGCCGTTGCCCTTCAGGGCATCGGCTTTGGCCCGCTGGCCGTTGCCACGCTGGGCTATCTGGTCGAGGCCGAGCAGCCTTCGGCAATACCTCCTGACCTGGCGTGGATCAACGCCAACGCCCGCGCCTACGGCAAGCGGCGCACAGCCGGGTATGGGCGGGAATACGGGGATGCCGAAGAGATGCGGCGCAGCATTGCGCTGTTGCGGCAGATCGAGGAAGAAGATGAAATCGTGCTGGCGCTGGTGATGTCCGCCGTGCCGCTGCTAGGAGCTGACCAATGGCGACAATGAAGATGACCGGGTGCATGAAGATCGTCTCGCGCATGAGCGAGGCCGATCAGGACGCGCTGCTGTCGCGCTTGGATGCGTACCAAGCCGACGGCGTCCCGGCCGAGCGTGCGCAGCTGATGGCCGCGCAGGACATGCTGGCCGAGATCCAGGGCGAGCGCGACCAGCTCTTCAACCTGCTGCGCGAGCAACACCCCGACCTGTTCTCGGTCGCTGAGGAGCCTCAGCCCGTCGCCGAAGAACCCCAGCCTGCCACCGCCGAGAACCCCGACATCACCGCCAGCCGGCGCCGCACCATCTTCGGCAGCCCTGCGCCGCTGGCCAACTGGACGATGCCTGCGGAGACCAAGTTCGACGACTGGATCTACAAGCTGCAGGACAAGCAGGTGGACATGAAGCGGGTGATCGAGGCGATCAGCCGCAACGGCGGACTGTCCGACCAGTGGAACGCCTACCTGCAAGAGGAGCTCTACCACGGGCGCAGCGCCAAGGCGACCAAGGACTTCGGCCTGAAGGAAGTCCGGCCGCTGATGGAGGAGCTGGAGAAGTCAAAGGTCGGCCTCGCTGACTTCGAGGAGTACCTGCACAACCGCCACGCCGAGGAGCGCAACACCCAGATCGCCAAGGTCAACCCGGCCATGCCCGACGGCGGCTCGGGTATCGACACCGCGGATGCGCGAGCCTATCTCGCAGCACTGGACCCGGCCAAGCGCCGCACCTACGAGGCGCTCGCCCGTCGCGTGGACGCGATCTCCCAGGGCACGCGCGAGCTGCTGGTGCGCTCGGGCCTGGAGACGCAGGACACGATCAACCAGTGGGAGGGCGCCTACAAGAACTACGTCCCGCTGATGCGCGAGGACCTGGACTACGGGCTGTCCTCGGGCATGGGCACCGGCAGCGGGTTCAGCGTCAGAGGCCCGGCCAGCCGTCGGGCCACCGGCTCCGACCGGCCCGTGGTGGACATCCTGGCCAACCTGCTCATGCAGCGCGAGCGGGCGATCGTGCGCGCTGAGAAGACCCGGGTCGGCACCGCGCTGTACGGCCTGGCGCTGCAGAACCCGAACGCGGACTTCTGGCTGCCGGTGGACCCCAAGGCGATCAAGGACGTGCCCGGCACCATGGCCAAGCTGCAGGCGATGGGGCTGGATCCGATGGACGTGCGCAACATCATGGAGGAGCCGCTGCAGCAGGTGGTCGATCCGCGCACCGGGCTGGTCACTTACCGCGTCAACGCCAACCTGCGCAACGCCGACAACGTGATGGCCGTGCGGGTCAACGGCGAAGACAAGTTCCTCTTCTTCAACACCCGCAACGAGCGCGCTGCGCGCATGGCCGCGTCGCTGAAGAACCTGGATGCCACCAGCCTCGAAGGGCTGCTCAACGTGTCGGGCAAGATCAGCCGCTACTTCGCCGCGATCAACACCCAGTACAACCCAGTGTTCGGCGCGATCAACCTGCTGCGTGACGTGCAGGGCGCCGCTGTGAACCTCAGCAGCACCCCGCTCGCAGGCGAGCAAGCGGCTGTGCTCAAGGGCGTGGGCGGCGCCACCCTCGGAATCTATCGCTCCCTGCGCGCCGATAGATCCGGTCAATCGGGACCACCCGGCAGCTGGTCTGCGCTGTGGGAGGAGTTCCAGCGCGAGGGTGGGCAGACGGGTTTCCGCGACATGTTCCGCACGAGCGAGGACCGGACCCAGGCGCTGCAGGCCATGCTCGACCCAGCCTCTTGGACCGAGACGAAGTGGGGCAAGATCCTCACCGCTGGGGGCACGCTGAAGGTGCCGCTGGAGGCGGCGCGCAAGGGCGCTGCCGAGCCGGTCTTCAACTGGCTCTCCGACTACAACGAGACGTTGGAAAACGCGGTGCGCCTGAGCGCCTACAAGGCCGCCAAGGCCAAGGGCATGACCGCCCAGCAGGCCGCCTCGCTGGCCAAGAACCTGACGGTGAACTTCAACCGCAAGGGCGAGATCGGCACCCAAATGGGCGCGCTCTACGCCTTCTTCAACGCCAGCGTGCAGGGCACCGCCAGGCTGGCCGAGACGCTCAAGGGCCCGGCCGGCAAGAAGATCCTGGCTGGCGGCCTGCTGCTGGGCACCGTCCAGGCGCTGGCCTTGGCCGCCGCGGGCTTCGACGAGGATGAGCCACCAGACTTCATCAAGGAGCGCAACTTGGTGATCCCCACTGGGGACGGCAAGTACCTCACCTTCCCGATGCCGCTGGGTCTGAACGTCATCCCCAACACCAGTCGGGTGCTGACCGAGTGGGCGCTGTCCGGCGGCAAGGATCCCGGCAAGCGGTTCGGGCAGATCGTCGGCGCGTTCGCCGACATGTTCAACCCGATCGGCAACGCCGGGCTGTCGGTGCAGACCATCGCCCCGACCTTCGCTGACCCGCTGGTGGCGCTGGCCGAGAACCGGGACTGGAGCGGCAAGCCGATCGCCAAGGAGGACCGCTCGGGCACCGACCCGACTCCCGGCTACACGCGAGCCAAGGAGACGGCGAGCTGGGTGAGCAAGCAGCTGGCTTACTATCTGAACCTGGCCAGCGGCGGCACCAAGTACAAGCCCGGTGGCCTGTCACCCACGCCCGACCAGATCGACTACCTGATCGGCCAGGTGACGGGCGGTGTCGGCCGCGAGGTCCTGAAGGTCACGCAGCTCGCCGAAAGCAAGGTGACCGGCGAGGAGCTGCCGACCTACAAGGTGCCGATCGCGGGCCGGTTCTACGGCGACACCAAGGAGCAGGCGGCCACCGCCGACCGGTTCTACCGCAACGTGACGACCATCAACGAGCATGAGAACGAGATCGAGGGGCGCAAGAAAAACCGCGAGGGTGGGATCCCCGAGTACATCAGGGAGAACCCGGAGGCTCGCCTCGTCACCTTGGCCAACCGCATCGAGCGCGACGTGGCCGAGCTGCGCCGCAAAAAGCGTGAGATGCTAGAGAAGGACCGCCCCAAGGAGTCGATCAAGATGATTGAGCTGCAGATCACCCGAAAGATGGAGCAGCTCAACGCCCGGGTCGAAGCCCTTCAGGACTGACCCGGGGTTGACTGCAATGTTGGCTACACCCAACAACATGCACTTGCTAACTACTGCTAACACTTGCAACCCTAAGTCGTTGATTCTTCTAGGATTCGTATGTTATCCGTGCTATCTTTGGTGCCCAGAAGAAGAGCCGTGTGATCTAGTGCCATTGCGGGTCTTCAGGGTGTTGGCTACAGTTGTGGCTACACCAACACCAAAGGCACGAGATGGCAACTCTCCAGAAACGCGGCGACGCTTGGCGCGCCGTCATTCGCCGAGTCGGGTTCAAGCCGATCAGCAAGAGCTTCCCCACCAAGGGCCTGGCCCAGGCCTGGGCGCGCAGTGTCGAGAAGGACATGGACGCTCGGGTCTACCGCGACCCCAGCGGCGCGGCCAAGACCTCGGTGCGCGAGCTCTTCGAGCAGTTCCGCGATGAGGTATGCCCCGAGCGCCGGGGTGGCAAGTGGGAGGTCACGCGCATCGAGCGGCTGCTGCGCACCGCGCACTTCGTTGACCAGCGGCTGGACCGCATCACGCCCGAGGACATCCGTGACTGGCGCAACGAGCGGCTGAAAGAAGTCAGCGCGCCGTCAGTCAACCGCGAACTGAACCTGATCAGCGGCGTGTTCTCGCACGCGATCAAGGAGTGGGGTGTTGCTCTGCGCGAGAACCCGGTGCACTTGGTCAAGCGCCCGGCCGGCGCGGATCGGGCTCGAACCCGGCGCTTCGGCGAGCGGGAGATCGCAGCGATCCTGGAGGCCAGCGGCTACCAGGAGGGCGTGCAGCCTACGGTGGGTCGAGAGTATGTCGGCCACGCGGTGCTGCTGGCGATCGAGACAGCCATGCGGCTGGGCGAGATCTGCGCACTGCGCGTGGGCGACGTGGACTTCGAGGCGTGCAGCGCCACGCTGCACATGACCAAGAACGGCGACGCGCGCTCGGTGCCGCTGAGCACCAAGGCGCGGGCGTTGCTGCGCACCCTGGTGACTGGGCGTGACGCCGACGAGCAGGTCGTGCCGCTCACGGCCGAGTCGCTGGGGCTGTACTTCCGCGAGGCGCGCGACGCCGCGGGTCTGCATGACCTGCACTTCCACGACACCCGGCACGAGGCCGCCACGCGGCTGAGCAAGAAGCTGGCGAACGTGCTGGAGCTGTCGGCCGTCACCGGCCACCGCTCGCTGCAGTCGCTCAAGCGGTACTACCAGCCGCGCGCGGCGGAGCTCGCGGCCAAGCTCGGCTGAGCCAGGGCCCACACGCTGTTGGGCACAGCCGGCGGTGGCTTCATGCGGGAGCGGTACTTGCGCCCCCGCTCAGAGGCGCTGACCGGCTTGGGCTTGCGGGCGTCGGGCTTGTTGCCCAGCGCGTAGACCGGGCGCGGGTAACGCCGCCCGAAGCCCTCCATTGTCCAGCTCTGGATGTGGATCTGCTTGGTCACCACGGTCAGGCGCATGGCGGTCAGGAAGCTGGACACCTGACGGTAGTGGACGTCGGGGAAGAACTGCGCCACCTCCCTCATGGTGAGCGGCCCGCAGATGTGGAGCACGTCGCGGATGTTGGCGAAGCTGGGTTTCACTTCATCCACTCCGGTTTCTTGGGCAGCGGTGCCCAGCCGATGTAGCCCGGCTTGCCGGGGCTGTACTGCCCGTACACAGCCACGCCTCCGGTGGTCAACAACTGCACCTTGGCCGACAGCGGGCACGTCTCAAGCGGCCGCCAGTAGTAGGCCTGGTCCACCGCTGCGGCCTTGTCGCTGGTGATCTTGACGGTTATGCTTGGCCCCTTGCGCGGATAGCAGCGGCGCAGTCGGTCACCCACGCGATGTACCCGGTTGGCCCCTCGCCTTCTTCGTCCATTTTTTTCGCTGTGGCGTCACACACCTTCGCACACGCCTCGCGCTCGGCAGCGGCGACGGCCTGAAGAAAGGGCAGCACCTCTTCAAGAAGCTCCTCGTTTACTGACAAGCCCTCGGACTCGGGGCCAAGCACCTCGCGCATGACGCGGATGATGTCGTCGCGGGTCACGCCTCACCCCTCGCCTTCTGCGTGCACTCAGCGCAGCGCCACAGGCGCAGCCTGGTGAACAGCGAGCCGCCTCGGATCTCCTTGGGCTGGTCGCAGGCCGAGCACCTCTTGCGGAAGGCCATGCCGGGGCCGGAGCCGCGTGTGCTCATGCTGACGTCCTTGACGTTGCTGTAGTTCTTCATGGGAGTAGTTGCAGGCCGGGCGATGAGGTGCGGCCGGTCTTCTCGTCGTACAGCGTGCCGGTCACCCGGTCGGCGAGGTAGCTCTTGTCCCGCAGCTTCAGTCGGGTGAAGACCTTCCTCTTCGACTCCCGGTACACGCGCACGTCGCGTTCGATGGGCACCGCCTGGCGAAGCCGCTCCATGTCGAGGTCCATCACGCACATATCCGGGGTGATGCGGATGATCACCTCGTTCATGGCGCGGAACTCGCCCACGCGAGCGGGCAGGAAAGGCGGCAGGGACTTGCTCATGCGGCCTCCTTGCGGAAGATCCCGTCCTCGCCCAGCGTGCCCTTGCGGTCCTTGATCTCAGTGTAGGCCGACTCCAGGCAGCTCACCAGATCGACGTCGGCCAGCGCGGCGCCGACGATGAGCGTGACCAGCACGTCGCCGTAGGCGTCCACCATCTCTGCGCGGTCGCCCTTGTGGATGGCGCCGATCAGCTCGGTCACCTCTTCCAAGGTCTTGATGGCCTGGGCCATCGGCGTGGAGCGGGGCACGATCTTGCGATCCTCCGCCCAGCGGATCACTTCCAACTCCAACTCTCTGTAGCTCATCGCGAGTCCTCCTTCATCTCGATCAGTGGCACCACTTCCCAGTCGCCCCGCGCAGCCATGGCCGCGACGTGCTCGTACTCGTCGGTCACCCGCCAGCGCGATCCCGGCAACTTGTCGGGGTGGATGCGAAAGCGCCAGGCCACCGGCTGCGGCAGCAGCCCGAGAGCAGCGCACTCGCATTCACCGTCACCGCCGTAGGGTGCCCAGCAAGTACCGCAGACTGTCCTGCTCATCCCTCACCCCTCTCGTCGTAGGTCACCGTCGAGGTGTCGCCCAGCCTCCACTTCGCGGTGTTCTCCACGCGGTAGGTCCGGGTGCACACCTTGAAGTCGGGCATGCGCAGCTCGCTGTGCGTGATCGCCGGGTCGAAGAACCTGCAGCGATTGTTGGGCTGCAACGCGAACTGGCCATTGTCCAAGCGCAACAGGTTGAAGCTCTTGTGCTCCTCCGGTGTCTCGCTGAACCCGAAGTCGGGGATGCGCGGGTCGGGGTTGCAGCTGTCGATCGTCAGCATGTACTCGCCCTGGTGCAGGCACTTGTCCTTGCCGAAGAACTCGGCGCGCAGGCCTTTCAAGAACGGCTTGTCGACCACCTCGATGTGGTAGCTCATGCAGTCCCAGATCTGCAGGACGTCGAGCGGGAGGTCACTGCCAAACCTGCCAAACCTGCGCCAGTAGAACGCTGAGATCGGCAGCTTGTCGTACAACGCACCGTACTGCGGCAGGTAGGTCTCAAACCGGAAGGCCTGGCCCCGGATCGACTTGACGCTGACCCACACGCCTTCGATGAGCGGCGCGTCTTTGTCGCAATCGAAGTCGTACAAGTACTCGGGACGCACCAACACCTTCTCAGGCGGCAGAGGACAGACGAAGCTCATGCTTGCCTCCCGATCTCAGCCGCAGCCCTGACGATGGCGCGTCGGGTGGCGGCGTAGGGGTCGTTTCCAAAGACTTCAACGGCTCCGCGTCCGCAGTTTGCACCGACTTTTTCACCGTCGAAATTGACACCCATCTTCAACTTCACCGCCAGCCGCAGCGCATCGCCGTCGTCGGTGAGGGGGTTCCAAGGAGTCCAGCCCATTTCAGCGCGGATTCGTGGCGTGTCATGAATCCATCCGAATTCAATCCCCGCCGCCTTCGCAGCATCCTCAAGCAGTTCGCGGTCAGTCATAGGACATTCCACCCCAACAGAAACAGCTTCCAGTAGGCCTTGAGGACGAACCCCACGACCGCGATCAGTGCCGCCACGCCGAAGCCGAACGCAGCGACCGACAAGATTCTCTCCATCACTTGGTCTTCTCCTTCTTGACTGGCGGGTGCACCACCTCGCGGGTGGTGAACCGATGCAGGTTGGCGCACTCGTAGCGCCGCCGGGTGTAGCCCGCGAGCTTGCGCGTCTCCAGCACCTCGGTCCAAGTTCCACAGGTCGGGCACTTCATGGCAGCCAGAGCGCAATGACAACGGCCGCGAGGAACGCGACGACGGTCAGCGTGACCGCCACTAGGAATCCGCTGAGCACCTTGTCAGCGCACTCCTCCTGGCAGCCCTCGGTGCAGGGCTCACGGCCCTGCTGGCACGACGTCCCGCGGCACCTCATTTGCGCCCCCGCAGAACTGGCCTGCGCACGGCCGGCCGGCGCAGGCTCTCCAGCCACTCCTGCACATCGGCTTCCAACCACATCACCGCCTTGGTGCCGGGCACCACGAGGCGAGGTGGCAATGTCTCGGGACGCCGGGACACGTCGGACTTCAGCGTAGCCACGCTGCGCCCGAGCAGCGCGGCCAGGTCGCTCACGGTCAGGGTCTTGAGGGTTGTCAT